ACGCAGAGTCGTGCTGCACAGGGGCGGTGAGGAGGGGGCCGCAGGGTGACGGGGGAGCCTGCTGCGTGGATACGTGCTGCTGAGGGGCTGAGGATCTGGGAACGGGGCCTCACTTCACCTCGTTCCACGACGCATTTCCGTATGCCCTACGACAAAGCCCATGTACACGCACCGTAGCCACGAAGGCGCCTTGTTCCCGGGCCCCTCGTTACTCTCTGCACACATGTGCATGTGCACGCATCTAACGCACAGTAGCCAAGGATCGAGGCACGCGGCTCACGTTGCGTAGTCAGGCCGGCTCGCGAACCGGAGGGCCCCTCCCCCCGTCGAAAAGTTCGGGATCGGGTCTGGTTTCGCCTGGTCAGCTTTTCTGCGCGCCAAATTTCTCGATTTCTGGCAAGTTGATCTTGATAACCGGCTGCGAGTAGCGTCGTTTCGTCACGCCTGGATCCGTGGTGCGCCGGATCGACGGCGCACGGGCGCGACCTGCAATGGCGCACAGTGGCGCACCGGGAACGGCGCACGGAATTTCGTCACGGATCGGCGAGTTCCGGGTACCGCGGAGACCGGCTCAGGAGCCGCGGAGCACCGGCGCGGGTGTTCCGGGGTGCTCGAGCCGGTTTCCGGCGGTCTCCGGGGCGCTGAGAGCCGGGAATCGGGCTTCTGCGGTCCTCGAGCCCGGCCGGAGATGCATGTTCCCGGGGCTGAATGAGCCGTGGAGCAACGTTCAGGGTCTCCGAGGGTCCTTGTACCGGACACGGGGTGTCGACGGCTCTCCGGACCGCTGAGTCGATGTCTTCCTGAGCCCGGCCTGGATGGCGCCAGCGGTCCGGGTCCCGCCGGAGCTCGCCCAGCCGTGAATCCGAGCCGGATCCCCGCGCCCAGCCGGCTCGTCGGATCGCTGTTGCGCCGGATCCAGCCTCGAATCGTGTTCCGGATCCCGTGTCGAGCCGAATCTGGCTCCGAATCTAGTTGAACGCTTGATGAGCCTCGCGCGTACACGCGTGACGCGCACGGCGCTTCGCGCTACCTCACGCTCCGGGGAGTCGCTGACGCTCCTCCCCTACGGCGAGAGCGGTGATGAGGACCAAGATCGGCGCACCGTGTTTACGGCGCACTTTTGGCGCACCGACGCGACCTGGGAAAACATGCCTTTTTCAAGATCATGGCGCACCGTGGCGCACCGACGGCGCACCGTCTCTGGCGCACGGTCAACCACGAGTTGACGTTTCACTCTCTGCAGCCGGGCGATTACAAATCACGGTGCGCCGCCCCGGTGCGCCATCGGTGCGCCACTTTTTCGGGCAAATCAGACATCTCCCAGGTCGCCACGGTGCGCCATTTCTGCGCCACGGTGCGCCTCACCCATTTGGAGTAGCCTGAAAACGGCTATGGGTCTAGACCAATTTCAGTGTGATTTGTCCGGTTTCCAGGCCCAGGGCACCGGATCTGGGCACGAAAAAGGGCCCCGGGACCGAAGTCCCAGGGCCCTTTTCCAACAGAGAGCCGTCCAAGCACGAGGAACCGCTCGCCGTAGACGTTACCGGTGCCGCTTCCGGGTCCGCTCGCGGCCCGGGATCCAGCCCCAGGCGTAGCCGATGAGCAGCAGGACCGCGCCGGCGACGGCCAGCAGGTCGTGCGGCCAGGTGCCGCTCACAACGTCATCCCGGATGCCGCCTGCAGGTCACGCCCGGCCGCCGTGAGCTGGTACCGCCGGACCGTGCCCTTGGGAGCCGGTGGGGCCTCGATCAAGCCGCGCTGCACCAGCGACCGGAACGCGCCCGACCACAGATCCCAGACCTCTGGCTCTTGTGTCGATACCTGGCGTCCAGCGGCTCTTTCCGCAGCTTCAGGGAAGTACAGCGGCCTGTCTGTTGCCGCAAAAACAGTCAAGATCTGTGCTTCTCGGGATGCAAGCTTGACACCCGAGGTAAGCTCAGACGCGTCTGCGCTTACCTCGGCACCTTCGGCCTGGTTTTCCTTGGCTGTTTTCTTGAGCGATTCCCAGCGAGAAACTGCGGCTTTCAGCTGCGCCAGCAGGATCGCGTCCTCGTTGCTGATGATGCGTTGCCCCGGCTCGAGCTTCATCCAGCCCTCGCCCAGCAGATACTCAGCGAGTCCGACTGGACCATGCACGAGCCCGGCACCGGCGATCGTGGCTGCCAGCTCGTCGCGCAGGTTGAACTCCGGATCCCGGGGCGTCGGCTCGCGCACGACCCGTTCGCCGGGGCCAACGTGCGTCCAGCCATCGACGACCAGCTGCTCTGCCACCGGGACGGCGCGCCAGCGCGTGACGCCGGCGTACCCGAAACTCTCACCCAGGGCGACGGCCAGTGCCTCGGCGTCATCGCGTTCCTGTTCCGTCAGTTCACCCACGGTGAACACTCCTCGCGTCGAACGTGCACGGACAGTGATTGCCGGCGCCCAGACCAACGTCACGGATTGTGACGCTACAGCCGGATCCGTCGTCGTAGTGCGCGCTGGCCAGGTGGCTGCAGCTCGGGCACCGCTGGACGTTCTTCTCGAGGCCGGCGTCGTCGAGCGCATCCTCGACGAGATGCTGCGCGCACCGCGGCCACCCGCGCCCGGACCGGCCGACGGCGGGCTTGCGGACCGGCGGCTCGAGCGCGCTGCAGGTGCCGCACGGAATCAGCAGCCCGGTATCCGGATCCGTGAACACCGCGTCGGCCAGGTCACCTTGCTGGTCGACGATGTGCCGGAGCCGCTGGACCTCCTTGGCCAGCGCCCGGCCGGCGTGCACCCAGGTCCACGCCGGGACCGGCTCAAGCACGTCCTGCTCCGCGAGCTCGAGCGCCCGGGTCACCTCGGACAGCTGCTCGGGCGTCGCCGGCTCGGTCCGTGGCATCCGGAGCCGGAGAATGCGCTGCAGCTCCTCGAGCCAGATCGCCGCTCGGCGGTCGCCGTCCAGCATGGCCGGGTATCGCTCGTCCTCGAGCTTTTCCAGCGCCTTGGTGATCCGGTCGTCGCGCTCGCGGATCGTGCGGCAGGCCTGCTCGTACGCCCAGATCGTCGGGTACCGCGGCGCGACGTCGGGGATCTCGGCCAGCACTGCCTCGAGGTCGGCGACCCGCAGCACCCCGGCCTCGGGAACCTCGGTGATGACGTATTGCGAGCCCCAGGCGCTGTTGGCCTTGAGCTTTGCGACCAGCTGAATAACACGGTATACAGCTTCGGGCAGCGGCCGAGCCGGAATCGGGTGCGGGACACCTGGCGCGCTCACCGGCTGCGTGTGACCAGGGACCTCGCTCATCGGCAACGCCGGCACGATGCGCGCGGTCGGGTCCAGCTGCACGCCGATGATGCCCGAGCTCCAGCGGATCAGCTTGCCGGAGGCGCTGAGGGTGTAGCCGCTGTCCGGGTCCGTCCGGACCGGCAGCCGGGTGCCGACGAAGCGCAACAGCGACAGCTCGGCCACGCTCAGGTCGGCCCGCTTCACCAGCCGGTAAAACGGCGCCTGCGACGCGCGGACCGGCGCCAGGTCCAGCGGCCGCAGTTCGACGTCCGGCTGATCGAGCTCCGTGACCAGCTCGTATTCCCCGGGATCGGTCACCGTGAAGCGCCCGGTGTCCGGGTCGCTGACGAAGTGGATCCGGTCCGTGGTCCGCCGGGGCGCGTGCAGCCGGCTGCGGACCCCGCGTGCGTAGAGCTGCTCGGCGACACGCTCGAAACCCTCGTCGGTGTAGAGCACCGGCCCGACCACGAACTTCAGGTCGGCGACCAGCTGCGTGAGCTCGAGCACACGGTGCGGGTTGTCGTCGCGGGTCATCGGACAGATCCCTTCGGGACGAGCGTGCGGACCTGCAGCTGGCCATCGACGATCCGGCGACCGAACAGATGCCCGGCGCAGTACCGCCACCAGGACGGCGGCTCCGTGCTGTCCCGTCGCCGGTTGATCCGCGCGACGACGATCTCTTCGCACGAGAGCTCACCGCGACAGGCGTAGGCCTTCGTCGGCTGTTCGATCAGCTCCCACCGCGGGTCGGTCTCCGGCGCCCAGATGTACTCGAACCCTGCCGGCGTCTCGCGGTACAGCTCGTAGTCGCGCAGCCAGGCGGCGGCCTGCTCGGACTTTGCCAGGCCGCGCAGGATCACCGCAGCGGTGTCGAGCATCTCCTCGTGCACGGTTTGCGGCTGCGGGCGGCCGACACCCGCCTCGTTGAGCTCGGTCTGCAGCCGGTTCGCGCGGATCACCGCGTCGAGCTGCTCGTTGAAGGCCTCGTTCACCGGCGGGCCTCCTTGTCCTGCTCGAGCACCCAGCCGATCGCCTGGTTCCGCGCGTCCAGTCCGGGTCCGGATGAGCCGAAGAGCGGGTGCCGGTGCTCCGGGTGCGATCCGTGGACCGCCAGCCAGCGGCTGTCACCGCCGGCGTGCTCCGGGTCGAGCCACACCCAGCCGATCACCGCGTTCTTCAGGCCGAGCACCTTCTCCGCGTCGTACGGCACGGTCAGCGGGCGGCCGTCACGCGGCGCTCGTGCGCGGACCCAGTCGACGGCGCCTTCGAACGAGCCGAACCGTGGCCGGTTCTTCACGTTCTTGTCGATCGCGGCGACCCATTCCCGCGGGTGGGTCAGCGCGTACCGCGGCTGCACCTCCCAGACGTGACCGATCACCGTCTCGCCGTCCTCGTCCAGTACGGGGACTTCCTCGTACCGGTCGTCGGCGGCCTGGACCTGACCCTTGGCCAGCACACTGTCGACGATGTCCAGCTTCGTGGCCCGCCGTCGCGCGCTCGGGACCCAGCCGGCCTCGATGAGCGCGCCGGCGAGCGCGGTGTTGTGGTCGGAGTGCAATTTGGCGCCGGTCACCTGTGGGATCAGGCGCCGAAGGTCCGCGGCCAGTGCCTGGATCACCGCGTTCCGGCTCACGAGCGGTGGCTCCGGGACGCGGTATCCGGCCCCACCGAGCTTGTCCACGGCGGCCTGGATCTCGGCGCGCAGGTCTGCGCTCGACGCCCAGCCCAGCTGTTCCGCGGTGACGGGGATGTGGCGCGCGATGCTCGGCAGCGGGCGCGGGTTCGTCGCGGCGTCCTCGGCCAGCATCTTCTGGATCCGCGGGTCGACGCCGACGATCATCCGGCCCTCGCCGCCCGCCGGGATGCCCTCGAGCGCGACCCCGACGACCGGCTCGCCGTCGGCGAAGCTCTTCAGCTCGGCGGCCGCGGCGAAGTCACCCTCGGCCGCTTCGTCGAGCGCCATCCGACCGGCCAGCTCGCGCGCCTCGGCGTCCGGCCATTCTCCCGCGTCAGCAACCGGGCAAGGCAGCTCGCCGTCCATCGTGGCGCACAGCCGGCACTGGTTCGGCGGATCGCCTTCGCCAAGGCAGCAATCCGGCTTGCAGACGCAGCTCAACGTCGCTTTCTTCTCGCTTTTGTCCATCATTTGTCCTGTTCAGGTGTGGTTTCGTTGGTAGCGGTCCCGTCGGGACGGAACCCGGCGAAACGGGACACTGGGACGGCGCCCTTGGCGCGGCTCGTGGCGTTGTTGTTCGCCTCGAGCCGGCCAGCCTCGGTGATGGCGTACTTCACGCCGGGCGAGGGCATCTGCTGCCCGTGCTCGCCGGTGACGATCAGCTCGCCGACGTCTTCGATCTGGCCGCCGCGGACCAGCTCGTCGAACGCTTCCTTCCACGCGGCCAGCGTGCTGCCGCCGGCGCGCGCCCGGGTGCCCTTGGCGGTCTGGATCGCCTTGGACTTCGACAGGCCCTCCGGGCAGGCCAGGAACACGATGAGCAGCTTCTCGCGCTTGGACACCGTCGAGTCGCGCAGGACCGCGCTGTTCTCTGACTCGGCGTCCTCCTGCTCGCGCGCGGTCACGAGGTAGCGCATCGGCGTGTCCAGCCGCCGGGCGTCGTCGCGCCAGACCTCACGGTGGACCCAGTACGACCCAGACGTTTGGCCGGAGACGTCGACGCGCAGGTCCACCGTCGTCCGGCCGGTCGGGTCATCGAGGTACGGCGCCGCCGGTGACCATTTGTCGACAGCGACGTTGATCAGCACCCGGCCCCACTCGGCCAGGCCCGCGCCCGACCAGCGCTCGACGCCCTTGCCCTCGCCGCTCTTGTTCCAGTGCGCCGTGATCAGCAGTGCCGAGTTCAGCTCCTGGGCGATGCCCTGCAGGTTCGAGAGCACGGTGCCCATCTGCGCGAGGTTCTTGCCGTCGGCGCCCTCGCCCGCGCTCATGTACCACGGGTCGATGTAGACCAGGTCCGGCGAGAAGTGCGACAGGTCCTCGTAGAGCCGGTTCACTGCCTCGGGCCGATCGAGCTTGCTCGCGCCCTCCTGGATGCTCATCCGGGAGAGGATCTCCTCGGTGAGCTCGATGTTCTTGGACCGCGCGACCGCGGTCACGCGCTCGCTGAACTCGACCCGGTCGCCTTCGTTGTGCATTCCGGCGACCCGGCCCTGCTTGACCGGGATGAGCCCGAGCCACGGCACGCCGGCCGCGATCGAGAGCATCAGGTCGATCATCAGGAACGTCTTCCCGGCCTTGTACTGCGCGCCGAGCACGCCGTAGCTGCCCGCGCGCAGCACCCGGTCGACGAGGAATTCCGCCGGCGTCGCGGCCGCGGTCTTCAGCAGCAGGCCCATCGGCTCGAATCCCCTGGCCGCGACTCGTGCGGCATACGGGAACTGGTGCTCGGTGAACCGGCGTTCGGCCTCCGTCCGGACGATCAGGTCCTGGAACCTGGCCCGGACGAGGTTCTCAAAAGGGCCGTACGGGTCGACCACCCCCGGACCGGCAGCAAGCGCCGGCGGCACCATCGGCGGCGGCGGGAGCGGTCCGGAGCCGGGTGGAGCGCCGACGGGCGGGAGCCCCTGCAGCTGCGGCGGCCCGGTACCCGCGGGCTCGTACCCGAGCGCCTGCAGCCCGGCGGCGTCGAGCTGGTCCTGGTGCTGTTCGGCCCAGGCCTCGTACTCGGGGGTAGCCGGGTGCGCCGACGGTGCGCCATGATCTTGACCGGGTGCGTTTCCGCTGGTCGCCAGGTGCGTCACCGGTGCGCCGCCGAAGAAGCCGGAGGCCTCGAGCGCCGCGGTGTTCGCGGCGACGGCGGCCTGGGTGTCGGGGTGCTGCCAGAGCGCGTTGATGGTGGCCGCCTGCTGCCCCGGCGCCGCGGCGAGCGGTCCCGCCACCGTGGCGGGCACACCGGGTAGCGCCACCAGCGGCGCCGCCTCCCGCGCGATCCCCTCGGCCCGGCAGGCCAGCGCAACGTTGCCGCCGTGGTCCCGCAGCGCGACGTACTGGATCTTGGTGAAGGTCTTGTCGCCGAACGCCGGATTGACCAGGAACTCCGGCGGGTTGTCGGTCCAGACGTGCAGCGGGCAGTGGCCCGGCGCGTCGTCGTACTGGCCGCACCCGACGTCGTGCGCCGTGGCGCTCTTGTACGACGCGTGCACGCCGGGCGCCGTCCAGATCGAGCAGCCGCATGAGTCGACGATCCCGGTGTCGAACCAGCCATCCGGTTCCAGCAGATCGGCCCAGCTGACCGCCACGGACCAGCCGTCGATGTGCGCCTCGCCGGTAAACCCGCTCCCGCCAGCCGCCCGGCGCTGCTCCTGCACCTTCGCGCGCGTGCGCCGCTCGATGATGTAGCCGACGATCCGCTCAAGCAGCCACTGCGGCGCCGGGTGGATGTCGCCGGTGAGCAGGTACGGACCCTCGTCACGCTCGGACGGCGGCACCAGCACCTGGCGCGCGGACCACATCGCGATCCAGCCCGTCGGGTCCTTCATCGCGCCTTCGTCGCCCGGCAGGATGAGCCCGTCGGGCAACCGGAACCAGTAGTGCCCGCCGTTCTTGTGCTTCCACTCGCCACCGGCGGCCATCACGCCGGGCGAAGCCACGGTCATCCCGTATGGCAGCGGTTCACCGGTCGCGGCCATCCAGCTCGCGGCGAAGGCCTCCTGCTCGGTGTCGGTGTCGACGTCAACGACGATCACCCTGGACGCGCCGAGCTCGACACCGAGATTGATCCGGCCGTAGTCGCGCACGAGCCGGCGGATCACGGTGTCGGACTTCTTCTCGTCGGTCAGCGCGTGCTTCACGCCACACGCGTGCCGGACGAGGTCCCAGCGCCGTTTCCCAGCCGCCCGCGCCGCTGCTTGCGCCTCGGTGTCGGCCCGCTTCTTGTCGCGTTCGGCCAGCGTGCACATCGGCTGCTTCGTCTTCGGCAAGCACGGCACGATCGCGAAACCCGCCCGGATGGCGTAGCGAGCGAGATGGATCAGCGGATCTTCCCCGCCGGGCACGGCTGCGCCGAACACCGCGGCGAAGCTCGACTCCGATATCATGCTCCCAGCCTTCCTTCAGCGGACGGGCCACCACCCGAAGCTCCGGGCCGAGTTGAGGCCGGCCCGGAGCTTCGCATCTCGATCACGATACGCGCCGATCGCCGTCCGACACGCTTTCGTCGACATCACCCATCCTGGCCTGTCGCGGCCTCAGCTGGAACCTCGTGACTGAATCGGTACGAGGAGTGGTTGAGCGTGCCACTGTCGTCCACAAAGGACGCTTCGTGCTTGTACACAAGAAGTACTCCAGGGTCCGTTCGGGACGAGCGGTAAACCGTAGAACGGGTCCGCGCCTCCCGGCCCGTGAACCCGTCGAACTGACCTCCGAGCAGAACATACGTACCAATTCCGGGCGGCATGGCTTCTCTCTCCATGCGAGTACATTTCGGACGGTCTGCGTCACTATCGCAACCACAGACCCCAGAACGAGGAGGAAAGTCCCCCAAAAGTTGAAACTCATGCCACGGCCCACCTCTCTCCCAGGTCGAGCATGTCGGTCTTCAGCAAAGGCACCCTCCCCGAGTGCCGGATCAGCCGCTCCGGCGGCGTTTCCATGATTCGTCGAACGTCGTAGGCAGCCTCCGTTGCGCAGATGACCTCATCGTGCATCGGGAAATAGATCGCGTCTGAGAGGCCGGCGTCGATGACCCCGATGAGCGCTTCGGCGAGCACGTCGTACGCGCTTCCCTGGACGAAGTAGTTGACCCCCTTGTGCGTGGCTACCGACTTGCGTCCCTGGTAAAAGCCTTCAGGGATAGGGATAATCCGGCCAGACACCGTTGGGACGAGCCGGTAGATGTCGGCGATCTTTCGGAGTGTGTAGGTGAATTCCAGCACCTTTGGCATGGCGCTGAACACCGCGTTTTTGATTTGCTCGGCGGTCTCCAGATCGACGCCGAGCTTGGACGCGGTGAGGTCTTTTCCTTGCCCGTACAGCGTTCCCAGTGTCTGGGTTTTTGCCCGCTTCACGGAAACGTTGGCGACACCGGCGATGATGTCGTAGATCTTCACGCCACCGGTCTCGTACCGGTGAATCAGGTACTTGTCGCCGGCCACGTACGCCGCGAGCGTCGGCTCGATCTGCGACCAGTCGATCGATGTGCCGAGGCCGTCGAAAAGGATCACGCCGCGGGCCAGCTCCGGGAATTGCTGCAGCGGCGGGTCGCCGATGCTCATGCGGCCCGTGGTGGCGCCGAAGTAATTCACCGTCGGGTGCAGGCGAAGGTCGCCGTTGACGTCGTAGACGGCCAGATCGCGCGCCTTGGTCAGGTAGTCGTCGTAGACTTTCTGGTGCTCCTTGTGCCATACGAACTCCTTGGCCAGCGGATGCACAAGCTTGGCAAGATCACCCTTTTGCCCCGACAGGAGATCAGTTTTCTTGGTACGCGGGTAATCTGGCGGAATCACACCTTGCGCGTCCAGCACTGCCAGAAGGTCCTGCGCCACACCGGGCCGGATGCCCAGCTGCTGCAGCATCCGCTCCTTCTGGTTGAGCTGCACGGCGAACTGTGCGTTGTACCGGTCGAGGAAGTCCAGGTCTACGCGGTAACCCCGGATCGCGCGCGCGAGCGACATGCGGTTGAGCCGCTGCTCGCGCTCGATGAGCCGGATCGCCTCGTCACCGGAAACCCCCCAGTCCGGGTACGGGTGATCGGTGAGCCGGCGGTACGCCGCATCCCGAAACGGCTTGTCCAGGCGCGCGGTGACGATCGCGTCGGCCGCCGCGCCGCGAATGTAGACCGGGCGGTCGAGGTCGAACTCCCGGTACATCTGCTCCTTGCCACGCATCCCGACCGCCTTGGCCGAGGTCAGCATCCCGTCCTTGTCGGTGGTGTAGCCGAGGTAGCGGGACGCGCAGCTGGCCAGGTTCTTCGAGACCATGTTGTCCGGCTCGGCCAGCCGGGCGGTGAGCAGCCCATCGCGGATCTTCGCCGCGTGGTGCGGGCGGACGAGCCGGTTCATCGCGAGGTTCGGCACGTCGAAGCAGCTGTAGTGGAACACCAGCTCTGGCGCCGAGTCGATCATCCACCGCGCGAAGTCCCACTGCACGGCGTCCCGCGGGTCGAGGATGACTGCGCAGTCGCCGTCCGGCAGCGGGGAGAAGATGATGCACTTGAGGTTCCGTCCGGCCGCGCCGAGGCCTTCGGCTTCGAGGTCGGTCGCGAGCGGAACCCCGCGCCGGATGAGGTCCATCCCGGCGTCGCACGCCGCCTCGCGGCCGACGTAGACCCAGGCGCCGAGGCTCTCGAGCCACTGCCTCCCGGTCCACGCCGGCCGCACGGGCGCGCGAAAGTGCGTCACCGAAGACCCCGCGGCGGATCCTTGAGAAACCCGTTCACGTTCACGTGCATCTCCGGTGCTTGCGGCTCCTCGGTGTCTACGGTGGTGCCGTCGACGAGTGTCCGGCCGTCGATTCCTGGCGAGCGGCCGCAGACGTAGTCCACGTACCCGTCGTAGTCGCACGGCTCGTTCGGGTCATCACCGGGGCTGGTCACCGCGTACCTCCGACGATCGTTGCCAGGACCCAGCGCGTGCTTTCGCCCTGTGTCGCGAAGCTGTAGCTGTTCCGGCGATGCCGTACCGTTCGCTCGGCGATGTGCTCTTTCACGCGTACCTGCTTCGCATTGCCGGTGGAGAACTGCTGCACGGTCACCTCGTGCCCCACGGGGAGCGTGTCCGCGGGCCCGAGCAGGAGCCACTCGCCCGCGCACTCGGGCACGCGAACGAACGACGCCTTGGTGCCTATGCAACGAACGTTCGCTGGGATCTCGGGCAGCATCTCCACCGGTGTCACCTGACAAGCTCCTTCTGGGCGACCTCGTGCGGGAACGCGCCAGAGGCCTTGGCGTCTTCGAAGGCCTGCTCGGCGAGCCGGGCCCGGTTGCCGCTGGCGAAGACCGCCTCGGCCAGCTTGTCCATCGACTGGGCGAATCCGGGACGCAGCTCGTGCAGCGCCTCACGTAGAACGGGCTGGTCGTTCCACTCGGCGACGACGTCGCGCGAGATACGCAGGATCCGCGTTCGGTTACTGGTGCCGGACATCGTCAGTCCTTCGTGGCCTGCAACACACGCGGGGTGCCGTCGGCCACCGCGGCGGCCAGCGGCTCGGTGAGGGCGATGTTCCGCACCTCGCGGCACTGGATCGCCTTGCGGTCGATGCCGTTGAGGTAGCCCTTCCCGAGGTCGGTCTCGAGGAACCCGGTGCGCGCGTCGCCGACACCGTTGGCGGCGATCACCGCGGCGCTGGATCCGTACCGGCACAGGAAAATCTTCACTTGGTGCTCTCCTTGAGCTTTTCGATGCGGTCTTGACGTGCCTTGAGCACGCTGCAGCCCCAGGGCGCGTGTGTGCGCGGATCGTTGGGGTTGGGGATCAGCCGATGCGGCATGTCGCACTCGTCGCACTCGTACCAGGCGATCGGCTTTTCTTCGGGGTCGATCTCCTCGGCTTCGGGGGCCCAGAAGATCCGGTACTCGTCGAGGTAGTCCGCCATGAACTTTCGCAAACGAACGGACGCATTCGACTGCTCGACCAGCGGCACGAGCTGGAGGAACGGGTACCAGAGCTCGTCGGGCGCGACGAAGTTCCGCGCCCGATCCGTAGAGGATGCTGCTGTCATGGGTACGGACGCTACCACAAATGTTGAGAAAATACGTATGGGCTGTTACCGTCGAACTTCCCCGAGATCAGGGAGGCCAGCGTGCGAAACCCGGCGACCGGACGGCAGTGCTACGGCGGCATGAAGCCGGTGGAGCAGCTCGAGGAGTACCAGGTCTTCGAGCCCCAGCCGCCGCCTGTGATGGATGTCCCGAAGCAGCTCAGCCGACGTAAGGCCCTCGGGCTGCCGAAGAAGACCCAGACCGAGGAGCCTGCCAGATGATCGTCCTGATCGGAATCGGACTCGCCGCCGCCCTGATCGCCGTGATCGGCTACGCCGCGGCGGTCGCCGCCGGCCGGAGCGACCGGTGACCCTGCGTCCGTACCAGCACACCGCGCGGGACAACACGTTTCGCGATTGGGCCGCAGGCCTTCGCCGGCTCGCGCTCGTGCTGCCGACCGGCGCCGGGAAGACCGTCATCTTCTCCGAGATCATCCGCGAGTTCCTGGGACGCTTTCCCGGCCAGCCGGTGCTGGTGCTCGCCCATCGCGACGAGCTGCTCCGGCAGGCCAGGGCCAAACTCGAACAGTGGTGTCCCGGGATCCAGGTCGGTATCGTCAAAGCCGGCCAGAATCAGGTCTACGCGCCGATTGTCGTTGCCAGCATTCAGACCCTCGCCCGTGGCCGCGTCGCCCGGCTTCGCCAGCCCGGTCTCGTCATCATCGACGAGGCCCACCGCACCATGGGCCCGAGTTACATCAAGGTCCTCGACGAGCTCGGCTGCCGACGCGACGACGGCCCGCTCACCCTCGGCGTCACCGCCACCTTCACCCGCGAGGATTCCAAGCGGCTCACCGACTTCTACCAGGCCGTGTCTTTCGCGCTCGACCTTGTCGAGCTCATCCTGCCTGACCTCGTCACCGGCGAGAGTTACCTCTGCCCGCCGAAGTTCCGCCGTGTCCTCATCGAAGGCCTCGACCTCTCCGGCGTGCCCATCAGCCGAATCACCAGCGGCAAGGACCTCGCCGCCACCGAGCTCGCCGAAGCCATGGACCGCGCAGGCGCCCCAGGCGTCGTCGCCGCGGCCTACGCCCGGCACGCCGCCGACCGCTCCGGCATGGTCTTCACCCCGACTGTCGACAGCGCCGCCGACGTCGCTGACGCGTTCAACGAGATCGGGATCTCCGCGGCCATGCTCTCGGGCAAGTCGACGATGAAAGATCGCCGGCGGATCCTTGAGGACTACAACGCCGGGCGCCTGCAGGTCGTCACCAACGCGGCCCTGCTCGGCGAAGGCGTCGACGCCCCCATCACCAGCTGCGTCGTCGTCGCCCGGCCGACGCTCTCGAAGACCCTGTTCCGGCAGATGGTCGGCCGCGGGCTCCGGCTGCACCCGGGCAAAACCGACTGCCTCGTGCTCGACGTCGTCGGCGCCACCGGCCGCAACGACTTGAAAACGCTCAACGACATCACCGACCTCGCCGTGGACGTCCACGAAGACGAGGACCTCGCTTCCGCGGCCCGGCGTGTCCTGCCCGCCGAGCCGCGGATCTCCACTTTGGACGGTGAAGGCCAGGTCTCCGGCAGCCTGCTCGCTGTCGAGGTCGATCCCTGGTCCCTCGAAAAGAACCGCGGGCGACCGCGCAACGCCGCGGGAGAGCCGCTCACCGACGAAGAGCTCGCTGCGATCCGGGAGGCCAAGGACCTCGAGCGGATCCAAAAGGAAGAGGAGGCCGAGCGCCGGAAGCGACGGCGCTACAAGCACATCCCGATGCGTACTGGTTGGTTCCTGGTCACGAACCGGGGCCATCACTTCGTGCAGTTCGAGACCCTGGCCGGCCAGAAGGGCTTCATCGTCGTAGTGGCTTTGCCCGAGGGCTTTGGGATCCAGTATGGCAAGGGATCTGATCCAGTGCCCGCGGGCTATGCCGTTGGGCTCAAGCTCGACGACATCCCCGACACGGTGCTCACTGTGAAGGAGCACGCTGCCGACGCGATGTCCGCCGCCGTGACTTCCACACTGCACTTCGTGAAAGACGCCGTGGAGCGGCATAAAGTTGACCCGGATGCGTCGTGGCGACGTACCCAGGCCAGTGAAGGTCAGATCGAGCTGGCAGAGAGTTTCACACGCGGTGCTGTCGATTTTGACGAGTACCACTACAAGGGCCAGGTCTCCGACTTCATCACCTGGGGGATGTGGCATAGACGCGTGGATAATTTCGCCGATCAGGTAGTCCAGATGACCACGTCGTCTGCTACGCTGGCAGCGACATCGACATGACATTGCATGGCAGCTAGACAGCAGTACACACAGTAGATCCGAACGAGTGACAGGACTTTCGCCATGGGCGGAAAAAGGAAGATTCTCACACAGACACGCAGGACCGCGCTCAAGAAGGAGATGCAGGAAGCGCTGATGAACGGCACGTTCACCACGAACGGCAGGCCGGTCGACGAGATCCTCGACGAGATCAACCAGGGCATCGTGGAAGGGCGCTACCCCATCGAGGTGGATCTCCCCACGCTGATCAACATCTGGAGGGGCAACCCGGCGCCTTCCGAGGCGCCGGCACCCGAACCCCCGCCGACGAACCACGGTACGGTCGACCAGCAGCTCGCGGCGGCCCAGCAGAACGGGCACCAGGCCGCCGTCGCGCCCATGGTGCCATCCCAGCAGATCCCGCAGGAGCCGTACCCGGTACCGCAGCAGATCCAGGGCGTTCCGGTGAACGTCCACTCGGGCGACACCGTGAACGGGATGCCCGCCCAGCAGTGGCAGGCGCAGCAGGTCGCCCAGGGCTACGGACCCACGGCGGAACAGGCCGCAGAACTCGGCCTCCCGCCCGGCTCGCCGGTCGTCCAGCAGCCGTCGCCGCTCCCCGCGGCTGCCGGTGTCGCGCCCGGGATGCAGGTGCCGACGGCGTTCGGCCAGCAGCCCGTGCTGCAGGTCCCGGCCCAGGCGATGACGCTGCAGCAGGCGCAGGCCGCGATGAGCACAGCCGAGAGCATCGAGATCGGGCAGCCGCCGAAGGAGGAGCCGGTCCAGGTCGACGCCAGCCCGGTCGCCGAGTGGCTCGGACTGGCGAAGCAGGCACAGGCCAAGATCGACGCGCTCAAGGACATCCTCGAACAGGCCAAGGGCAACGCGGCCGCGTACGCCGACCAGGTCGGTGGGCCGGATCGTTCGAAGGTGCTCCTGCTCAACGGCCAGATCGCGATGCGCCGGACGTTCGTGGTCAAGAGCACCACGGACACCAAGCGCCTCGCAGCTGAGCACCCCGAGATCGACATCGAGGCCTACAAGAACCCCACGAGCTACTACCGAACCGAGCTCGTGTGACCGCCGCGGGGCTGGGCACGTACGTCTCGCCCCGCGGCACGATGTCCGGCGGCGACACTCAGCTGCGGGACCTGCTGATCGACATCATCCTGGACTACGAGAAAGACCGACCGCGGAGCAAGCAGACCGCGCTCGGCCCCTCGGAGATCGGAGACCCGTGCCCCAGGAAACTGGCGTACAAAATCTCCAGATTCCCCGAGCCTCTGTCCTATGTAGATGATCCGTGGTACGCCATCATGGGCACCGCGACTCATGAACTCATCGGCAGGTCGCTGGAGCGACAGAACAACCTGGCACGTGCGCGCGGTGAAAGTCCGCCGTGGCTGATTGAGCAGCGCGTGGTCGTCAGGTCCGGGATCGAGGGCACGCTCGAGGGAAGCCTCGACGCCTACAACTGGCTCATGCAACGAGTCGTGGACCACAAACTGGTTGGCGTGACGTCGCACAAGAAGTACCGGCGTTACGGACCATCCAAGGTATACCACGTCCAGGTGCAAGCGTACGCTGTCGGCGCTGTCCAATTAGGACTTCCCGTCGACAAGGTCTCGATCGCATTCTACCCGCGGTTCGCCACCATCACCGAGGCGCTGTACGTCTGGACCGGGCCCTTCATGCCCGAGCTGGTCGAGCAAGCCCTGCGGCGGCTGGACATCATCACCGAGCTCGTCAGGCAGCTGAACCCGCTCGCCGACCCCGGGAAGTTCCGGGACATCAAGAGCGTGCCGTCGGCCGACTGCCGGCTGTGCCCGTGGCTGCGGCCCGGGGACGACACCGGGGAAACGTGCCCCGGAGACACGAAACTTGCAGGAAAGGCAAAACTGTCATGACAGCACCAACCGGCCTCGGGCAGTACGTCCCGCCCGCCGCATCCCAGGGTGACCGCATCCAGGCACAGCAGATGGTCGACAAGCCCATCCTCGTCTGGGTCCGCAAGGTACAGCGGCTCAACCGCACCAAGTTCTCCGCCGAGGGCGGCGACGCCGTGTACCTCGACTTCATCGACCTGCAGACCAACCAGCCTTACATCGAGGTCATGTGGATGGCCGGCGCGATCGTCGACGGGCTCAAGCAGTACGCCGGCGACGGCAACGCCTACCCCGTCAAGGTCGTCCGTGTCCAGGGTGGACAGCACGGCTTCTACCAGCGCATCGAGTCCCTCGGTGACGACCCGCAGTGGATGAACCACGTGCTGGCGAACCTGCCCGCGTTCCAGCACCTGATCGCGACGGCCCGCGCGCAGAAGGAAGCGGAGTGGGCGACCGCGATGCAGCAGGCCAACCAGCCGCCCGCACCGCCGCAGATGCCCGGAGCCCTGCCGCCCGCCCCCGCACTCGCACCGGCCGGCGCGGGAGTGCCGCCGTTCCAGCAGCCGGGTCAGCAGGCCCAGTACGGCGCCCCGCAGCAGATGCCCGCGGCCGGTGCCGGCCAGTTCGGGCCACCGGCGAACGGCGCGACGCCCCCACCCTCAGGCGGTGTCCCGGTGGCTCCTGCGTTCCAGCAGCCCGCGGCCGCGGCACCCCAGCAGCAGATCCTCGCGGGCCCGCCCCCGCAGTACCAGCAGCAGGCCCAGCCCCAGTACGGTGTCCAGCAGCAGCCCGCCGCGCCGTCGGCCCAGCCGGGCTACCAGCCCCAGCAGTACGCGCCGCCCGGGCAGCAGCCCCAGGCCGCCGTCGCCCCGCCGCAGTACCAGCAGGTGCCCGCGGCGCCCCCGGGTCCGCCGGTCGCGGCACCGCCGCAGCAGTTCCAGCAGGCCGGCCCGCCCGCGGCACCGGTCCAGCAGTTCGCGCCTCAGGGCCTGCCGACGCCGCCGGGCGCGGTCACCGGACAGAGTGTGGCCGAGCTGCAGGAGGCTCTGCGCCAGATCGGCTAAGCTGACCCCGGCTTGTTGTTCACGGCACGCCAGAGAACCCCGCTCCCTCGCGCGCAGCCAAGGAGCGGGGTTCTCGCACGTCTAAGCCGTACGATGATCCGTATGCGCGCGAAGAGCTACACCCCGGACGAGCCGGAGGACGACCGCGTCCTCGACCCGTTCGACTACGCGGCGAAGGCCTTCGAGCAGCAGTCCATCCCGGTCATCGCGTTCTACGACGACCCCGTGGGTTTCGTGGACGAATTTGTCGACTTTGGTGACTCCGTCACCGCTGGCGAGAAGGGCCTCACCGCCTATCAGCGCGACATGCTCGACCAGGTCCCGAAGCAAGGTCGGGTCTGCGTCCGCGGCCCGCACGGTCTCGGCAAAACGACCACCAATGCGCTCACCGTCATCTGGTTCGCCATCACCCGTGAAGCGGCCAAGAAGGACTGGAAGTGCGCGACGACCGCGGGCGCGTGGCGGCAGCTGGAGTTCTACCTCTGGCCCGAGATCAAGAAATGGTCCCGGAAACTGCGCTGGGACAAACTCGGCATGAAGCCCTGGCGCGAAGGCACATCCGGTGAACTTCTCACTCTCGAGCTGAAGCTCACCTACGGCAGCGCGTTCGCCGTCGCCAGCACCGACGAGAAGAAGATCGAAGGCGTGCACGCCGACAGCGTGCTCTACATTTTCGACGAGTCCAAGGCGATCCGCCCCGCGGTCTTCGAAGCTGCCGAAGGTGCGTTCTCCGGCGCCCCGGCCAGCACCGGCGAGCGGCCGACCACCTCGCCGGCGGACCGCGGGCTCGAGGCCTACGCCGTCGCGACGTCCACGCCGGGCGAGCCCCAGGGCCAGTTCTACAGCATCCAGACCAACCGCGATAAGCACCCGGACTGGCACGTCATCCACGTGACACTCAAGCAGGTCATCCACGCGGGCCGGATCTCCCTTGACTGGGCCAAGGCCCGGAAGAACGAGTGGGGCGAAGATAGCGCGCCGTACCAGACCCGTGTGCTCGGCAACTTCTACGCCAGCTCCGCCGACGCGGTCATCCCGCTCGCCTGGGTCGAGGACGCCATGGAGCGCTGGGACGTCTGGGTCAAGAGCGGCCGTCGCAAGTTCTCCCCGACCAAGGTCCTCGGCGTCGACGTCGCGCTCGGCGGCGCCGACTTCTGCGGCATCGCCCACCGCCGCGGCCACGTCATCGAGAAGGTCGAGAAGCTCAAGCTCTCGAACACCGTCAAGGTCGCCGACGCCGTCGAGACCCGGCTCGCCAGCGGAGACGAAGCGGTCATCGACTCCATCGGCGTCGGTGCCGGTGTGCTCGCCACTCTGCGCGAGCGCGGTCGCAACGCCCGGCCGTTCACCGCCAGCAAGAAGTCGTTCAAGAAGGACGTCGGCCGCGAGCACGGGTTCCTCAACCGCCGGGCCGAGATGTGGTGGGCCATGCGGGAGCTGCTCGACCCGGCTTTCAGCCCCGATGTCGCGATTCCCCGCGACGACCAGCTCATCGGCGAGCTCACCGCGCCGAAGTGGACGGAGACCGCCTCCGGAAAGATCAAGGTCGAGTCCAAGGACGAGATCCGCAAGCGCATCGACCGCTCCACCGACCTCGCCGACGCCGTGCTGCAGACCTGGACCAGCCGCGAGAGCGAATCCGAGGCGCACGCCGAGGCCGAGGGCAGCGGCAGCACGGCCCTGCTGACCGCCGTGCACGAGTTCCAGCGGGCCGAAAACCTCGAGGTTTTCGAGCCCGGAGCCACGGGGGCCGGCGCGCTACCGTTCGGTACCGGCGACGAAGCCCGCAGCTTCGCACGATGGGAAGGGCAGTTCTGATGGCCAAGCGATCCGGCGGGACCACCCGCGTCCGACCGGCGGACACCGTCGAGCTGGCCTCCACCACGGTGGCCGTTCGCGAAGCGCCGGAACCCACCAAGGACCTCGTCCGGCGGGCGGTGGACATCGAGCGTGGCACGCCGTTCGACGTCACCGGCATGTCCCAGCCGTGGACCCAGCTCGCCGACGATGAGTACGTCGTCACCTCGATGCCCGAGCGCGAGTGGATCGATGACGTCGAGCGGATGCTCAAGGCCGGCGGCCAGCCCGCCGCCGTCGAGAAGGCCCTCTCCCTACCGCTGCGCTCGGCCAACCTCACCATCGAGACCCCCGAAGGCGATCGCGGCCAGACCGAGTTCGTTCGCGAGGTCCTCTACAGCTCCGGCCAGGGCGAAGGCATGAAGCCGGACCTGGTCGGCATCGTTGCGCAGATGGCCGAGGCGATCGGCAAGAAGAAGAGCTACCACGAGATCGAGTGGTGCCGTCGCAAGGATGGCCGCCTTGGTTACTCGAAAGTAGCTTGGCGGCCGGCGCAGACCTGTGAACCGATCCGCGCGCTGGCCAACGGTGAGATCCTTGGCTTCCGCCAGTACATCGACAGCCGCGTCTGGAGCGACCCCCGCTTTCAACGCGACGTCGTGCGCATCGGCAATGACCGATACGACCAGTTTGGCTACGTCCGCATCCCGAAGGTCCGTGCGCTCGTGCATGTGCACGGGCAGAACCGTGACCCGATCAACGGCATCAGCGACCTCGCCGTCACCCACTGGGCCTGGACCCTGCAGCAGAAGATCCTGCTGATGTGGGCGACTTTCCTGGACGGCACCAGCCTGCCGAAGGTCGCCGCGTACGGCCGCGACGACAAGGAGGCCAAGCGCAACGCCGCCACGATCGCGAGCCTGCGCGGCTCCGGCGTCATCGCCATGATCCGCGACGGCAGCCTCGACCCGAACGAGAAGCTCTGGGAGATCATCGACAACTCCGGCGCCGGCGCAGCGCAGTTCGTCGAGATGATCAACTACCTCGAGCAGCAGATGACCAAGAGCGTGCTGGCCGGGTTCCTCGACCTGACCAGCAACGCTACCCGCGGCATCGGTTCCTACGCGCTGTCGGCGGACCAAAGTGGCCTGTTTTTGACCAGTCGCCAGGCCGCGGCCAAGGAGCTCGGTGCCACCGTCACCGACCAGCTCATCGCGCCGCTGGTCCGGGTGAACTTCGGCTCGGCCGCCGCGATCCCGCGGCTGGTGTTCGAGCAGATGGGCCAGGAGCAGAGCACGCTGGCCATGCAGATGCTCCAGCAGCTGGGCTCGGCCCAGAACATGAGCGTGCCGCCCGGCTTCCTCGACCTGCTCATCGAGCGCGTCAGCCAGTTCCTCGACCTCCCGGACGACAAGGTCGAGAAGATGCTCAAGGAGCACGCCGAGTTCCGGCGCAAGCAGGCAGAGCTCGCCGGCCGGGCGGCGGAGGAGAGCGCGACCCCCGAGGGCCAGCTCACCGACCAGGTGAACGCCGCCGGTGACGCGGTCAACGCCAAGCTCGCCGGACGCCCGATCAACCAGCAGCAGCTCCGTCAGCAGGCGACCGGCACCCAGACGGCTGCCCAGGAGCTGCTCAAGCGCGACCGCCAGGAGAAGCAGTGACCGACCCCGCGAGACGATGGCCTCAGGAAGAAGAGATCCCGCTCTTCTTCGCCGTGATCGAGCCGAAGGAGAAACTCGTGCCGCTGCTCACCCCCGACGAGGACGCCGACGTCCCGCAGGAAGACGAGCGCATCGACACCGGCAGCCAGAACGTGTCCGGCTACCGGAAGCACACCCAGCAAGAGATCGACGCGGCCAACACGACCAAGGGCATCGAGAACGACCTGGGCGACTGGTTGGCCCAGCTGCAGGCCGACCTCCCGAACCTCGACACCGAGTGGGTCGCGATCGCGCGTACCCATTTCAGGCAGGGCTTCATGGCGCTCAACCGCGCCGTGTTTCAGCCGGAGAGCCGGCTGTAGTCGATGACGACGCCGATCATCGCGCCCACGGGCGTGCCATTGCCCGAGGAAGCCACCGCCGTCCCGCCGCCCGGCGCGACCACGCGGCAGATCCTCGTCGCGCTCGTGGCCGCGATGGTCGCCGGAGCCCCGATTGAGCTCCTGGCCAAGATCCTCTCCCGGCTCCCCGGCCTCACCCGGGTGCTGGTCGAGCACATTCTCACCGTGCGCGCCTGGGGAGGCCTGCTCCAGGCCACCGCGGAAGAGCGCACGCTTATCCCGCGCAACGGCACGCCGGCGGCCCTGGTGCTCGAGCAGCTCACCGCGCAGAACGCCTTCCGACGTGCTGCGTACCTCGTCAACGCTGTCCGACGGCTCGCGCCCGCGGTCGGCAGCGGCGACGTCGGCCGGATCGTGCGCGCCGAACGCGCTGAGGACCGCTACTTCGCCGCCTTCCTGGAAGCTGAGCGCCGCCGGGGCGTCGCCGCCTCCGCCGTTGCGCTGGTCGCCAGCCAGTACGGCATCGACGCCAACGGCGAGCTCCTGCTCGGCTGGCAGGCCGTCCTGGACAACCGCACCAGTGCCGACTGCCGCTGGGCGCACAAGCGCAACTTCAACGCGCTCGTCGCCCCGCGCATCGGATATCCCGGGACCGTGCACCTGGAGTGCCGGTGCCGTCCCCGCAGGCCCTGGCGCACCAACCTGCGAGTTGAACACGGAACGCCACCAGCTCACCACTAGGAGTGACATGAGCTTCACCGACGAGGAGATCGCGCGCATCGCTCACGGAGCCGCTGTCGAGCTGGCCATCGTCCAAGGCCGCCCGGCCGTGCCGCCATGGACCAGCCTCGCGAAGGAGGCCCAGAAGGCCGAGGCAGCCTTGGCCCGGATCGCGCGCCACGGTGCCACCCCAGAGGTCGTGCACGAGCAGCGGATGCAGGATGACCCCGAGCTGCCAGCGTTCGACCAGCTGGAGCCGGGAGATCAGGCGAAGGACTATCTCTTCGCCGGCATCTGCGCGGCGATGAACCAGGCCAGCGACGTGAAGACCCGGGCCGAGAACGAGCAGCGGGCGCTCGAGGAGTCTGCCCGCCGGACCGCGCAGTTTGCAACCGGCAACGCCAGCCTGCCCTTCGGCGGCGCGACGCCGATCATCCAGGAGCTGCACCCCCAGCCGCCTGCACAAGCTCAGGAGGACTGATGGTCAGCTCCCGCGCGTACCCGGACCTTGACCGGTCGCCGAAGAAGAACTGGGTCGAGAAGTCCGGGGGCTTGCCCGACTACATCGAACGGGTGGCCAAGCACATCCACTACGAGGGCGGCAAGGACATCTCGCGCGCGATCGCGATGGCGATCTCCCAGGTCCGGAAGTGGGCTGCGCAGGGCAAGGCCGAGGCTGCCAAGGCGATCGCACAGTGGGAGGCGCTCAAGGCCAAGAACAAGGCCCGGACCGCTGTGAAGCTGTCCGCCGCCCGGATCCGCGGGGATGTCGTCGAGCTGTCCATCGTCGAGGACAAGACCGGCCGTGTGCCAGGGCCATCCCGGAGCGAGCGGATCGCCAAGTTGCGCGCCAAGATCAAGGCCGGTACCGCCATGCCGGCCGACCGGGCCCGGCTCCAGAAGCTGCTGGCGAGCCGTCCGAAGAAGGTCGCCACCGAGCTGGGCCGCGGCCCGTACCGGCGGCACGTCGCGCACACCAAGCAGTTTGGCCGGAAGAAGGGCGACCTGTCCAAGCGGGCCAGCTGGCAGCACCCGTACGTGCCGCAGACCCAGGTGGCCGGCGCGATCAAGGCCAAGCACATCGCGCGTGCCGACGTCGACGAGAGCGGTCACCCGAAGCGTGGCAAGTCCGACGAGGTCCGCAAGCCACTCCCGGCCAGCGCCGCGATTGGCGGCGAAGGCCGAAAGGAGCAGCGTACCGGCGCCGAGGCCGCGGCCCAGGCGAAGAGCAACGAGCCGAAGGGCAAGGCGGGGAAAAAGGCACCGGCCGAGGCCACGACCACGCTCCGGGACCGCCGCAACGCGCTCGAGCGGAAGAAGGCCGCCGGCACGCTCACCGCGAAGGAGAGCCAGGAGCTGAACCACCTGGTCACGAAGCTGAAGAAGGCGAGCTGACCTGCACCAAGTAGGAGGTACAGGCTGTTACCCTAATCCGGATACCCAGATCAACTAGGACGGGCAGCATGAGCATCGAGGTCCTCTCGCCGGTCAGCACGGCCAAGGCCATCGAGTTGGGCCGTGGCAAGTTCAAGAAGCAGATCCTCCCGCTCACCGAGATCGTCTACGGCGGCAAGAAGAAGAAGTTCGACCTCGCGTACATGAACCGGATCCTCGACGCCTGGAAGCGCAAGGCCTACCCCTACGTCCCGGTGAAGCTCGCACCTGCGGACAACGCGCACACCCAGGACGTCCTGCGCACCGGTGGCCGCCTCGTTGACCTCGAACTGTCCAACACGGACGGTCTCATTGCGACATTCGACCTCAACGAGGATGGCACCAAGGCCGTCGAGCTGTCCGACGGCATGGTCCCGGTATCCGTCCGGATGCTCGAGAACCTCGTGCATTCCGACGGTGAGGAATTCGACGTCGCGCTGCATCACGTGCTGATCACCGACGACCCGAACATCCGGGGCATGGGGCCCTGGCAGTCCGTCGACCTGTCCGCCGACGGCGGCCGGGACGGCGTCACCGAAACGATCGACCTGTCCGCCGAGCAGTTCGGCACGGAGGGAACCATGACCGACACGAAGACCACGGTGACGCTCGAGCTCACCGCCGACCAGGCGGAAGCGCTCCAGGCCGTCATCGCTGAGCAGGAGGAACTCAAGGATCTCGGGCTCACCCCGGAGCAGTTCGAGGGCGGTGATGACGAGGAGGACGAGGAAGAGGCCGAGACTGAGGAGCCGGAGACCAAGCCCGACGCGCCGGCCACGAAGACGCCGGCCGCCGTCGGCCTGACCCGGGAAGCCGCCGACGCAATCGAGCTGGCCCGCGCGGAGGCCGCGACCGCCCGCGCCGAGACCCTCGAGATGTCGAGGAAGTTCCGCGAGTCCGAGGTCCAGCGCGAGATCGACAACTGGACCGGGCTCGGCGTCGCCCCGTCGCTGCTCGAGCTCGCCCGCCCCGCGCTGCTCGCCCCCGCCGTCATCGAGCTGTCGGCCGGGAAGCAGACCGACTCCGGCGCCGTCGTCCGCGGCGTGATCAACGAGCTCATCGAGCTGGCCAAGAACGGCGAGGACGTCATCGAGCTGGGCGTGCTCTCCGGCGCACTGCTGGCCGACGACAGCGTTCAGGAATCCGACCGCGAGAAGAAGCTGGCGGCGCTTCGCCAGCAGTTCGACAGCTGAGACAAGGAGAAGCGCCATGACTGTGGTCCAGGCCAAGATTCGCTTCGGGCCCGACACCTACCAGGTGTCCGACGCCGCGACGCCGGGAGCCCTCGCCATCGACGGTGGGCTGCTCGTCGAGCTCGACGGCACCACTGGCAAGATCAAGCAGGCGGTCGTCGACTCCACGAAGTGGCTCGGCGTTGCGCTGTACCCGGGGATGTCTGCGGCGAACCAGAACACCAGCTTCTCGCCGCCGTCCGGATACCCGGGGTTCATCGTGGACCACCTGCCGGAGGAAGTCGCAGTTGCCTGGGTCGGCGAATACCCGCTCCTCGCAACGAACGCCGCTCTCGCACAGGGAGACATCGTCTACCCGGGTGCCAACGGCAAGATCCAGAAAGCCACCACGACCGGGCGACCGGTGGGCATCGTTCTCGAGCCTGGTGGCATCGCCGCAAACGGTCGCGGACTCGTCCGCCTCTTCCAGTAAGGAGGGCGAGATGCCCGCAGCTGTGTCCGCTGGATCGTACTCGCAGCAGGGTCTGCGCGTTGCGGTCAACGACTACATCAAGGACCCGAAGCTCATCCAGGCGCGGATGCTCGACATCATGCGCAACGAGTTCATCATGGAAGACTTGCTGCGCAACGCCGGCGGCAACGATTCCGGCGTCGTGCGCTACGAGCAGGACAGCCCGCTCTTCGCCGACGGCGACCCGCTGATCGTCGCCGAAGGCGGCGAGATCCCGCTGCTGACCGGTGGCGACGGTCTGCCGAAGGCCGCGTTCACCGTCAAGTACGGCGCGGGTATCGAGATCACGCGCGAAGCGCGCACCCGCAACAAGGTCGACCAGGTCGACAAGCGGATGAAGCAGGTCCGCAACAGTTTCACGCGCCTCTACGAGAAGCTGATGTTCAGCGCGCTGTCGAACGCCGGGTGCCCGACCATGCCGGCGTCCGCCGCCTGGGACATCCCGACCACGAACATCCGCACCGACGTCATCGCCGCGGCCAGCGCCGTGCGCGAGGCCAACCAGAGTGGCGCCGTCGCCGGCCCCGCCGTCGAGGACTACCTCGGATTCGAGCCCGACACCCTGGTGATGTCCACCCGCACCCGGGACCTGTTCTTCGGCAACGACTCCGTCACCGAGGTCTACGGCGCCGGCTTCACCTACGACACCAAGAACCCGGTCTACACCGGCACGCTCGAGAACGACTTCGTCGGGCTGCGCGTGCTCGTGTCCCGCTTCATGCAGGACAACGAGGTCTGGGTCATGGAGCGCAAGACCGTTGGCGGCTGGTCGGACGAGTACCCGTTCGGCGTCGAAGCACTTTACCCGGACAAGCCGCGGCAGGTCTGGCGTACCGATGTCACTCGCCGCACAGCCATCTTCATCGACCAGCCGAAGGCCGCCATCAAGATCACGGGGGTGAACCCGTAATGCCCGTTCTCGCCACCACTTCCGCGGACATCGAGCAGGAGCCGCGCAAGGAATATGTCGTCAAGTCCGCCGCGCTGCCGGTCGTCGTCGGCGTCAACCCGCGCACCGGTATCGACCGGTGCCGGCGCTACCGCCGCGGTCAGCGTGCCCCGCTCACCGCCGAGCAGGCTGAGCGCTTCCTCGAGCTCGACGCGGTGTACGACCCGGATGAGAAGACCGAGGAGCAGGTCCAGGCTGAGGACACCGCGGCGGCCGAGGAGCAGCAGCTGACCCACAAGCAGCGGCTGGTCAAGGAGGCCACGGAGCTCGGGCTCGAGTTCGACGAGAAGAAGACCACGATCCCCCAGCTCGAATCGATCATCGCCGAGGAGAAGGAGAAGCGCGCCGACGGCCCGCAGGACGGTTCCGGCGGCCCGAACCCGGACCAGGCGTAGGAGACGACCATGCCCGACTACTGCACACGCGAAGCCGTCATCGACGTGCTCACCCGCAACGCTGCAGAAGTCGACGGCAACGCCGCTTCGATCGACGAGGAGGCCGTCGACACGGCCATCGCCGACGCACAGGCGGAGATCGACTCCCGGCTGGCCACGAAGTACACGGTGCCCTTCAACCCGGTGCCGGCACTCGTGACCAGCATCGCGCAGGACATCGCGGCCTACCTGGCGGACCTCGTCTTCCGGGAGAACCGCGACTACGCCTCCGAGCTGAGCCCGATCTACCTGCGCTACCAGCGCGCCCAGGCCCAGCTCGGCCGGCTGCAGACCGGCGAAGCCGTCATCCCGTCGACGGGCAGCGACCCGGAGAATCCGCCTGAGATCGGATCCGGGCTCCGGGTCGCTGCCTCGTACTCCCGGCAGCCGCTCATCAGCGGCTGCGAATTCGATATCCGCTCCGGCTGCCAAGCCGAGCGAGCGCCGTACTGGACCGCGGAGGGGTGGGCGATTCACTGATGACCAGCTACACCCGCCCCGGCATGATCGGTGGCACCACTGGCGGCTCCTTCGAACAGCGCATGAGCGAGCTGAAGAAGCTCGTCGGCGACGGCAAGATCACCACACGGATCCGAGCCGACCAGGCCTACGCGCGTCGCCAGCACCAGAACCTGCTCTACGCGCACCCGCGCGGCGGCGGTCCGTTCTTCCTGCACAACGCGCTCATGCAGCTGCACAAGGTCCACATCCAGCGCGTGGCACAGGAGCTGTTCCGCGGCAACGCCCAGGTCCTCTACATCCGCTTCGGCGAAGACGTCGCCCGCCGGGCTGCCGACAACGCCCCCGTCGAGCTGGGCAACCTGCGCCGCTCGTTCGCGGTGGACGTCAAAGTCGGCGGCCGCTTCATCTACCGCCGCGACGCGGCGCAGCGACGGCTGTCCCGCGCCGAGCTCAACGCCCGTGTCCGGCTGCACCACATCGCCGCGCTCAAGAAGCGGTTCAGCTCATGATCAGCACCCAGGCCGTCGCCGACTGGCTCACCGCGCAGGACTTCGGGATGCGGATGAAGTGGCGGCCCGGCCCGGAACAGCTCGAGTTCGACGTCAACAACACCTCGGCGACCGTGACGCGCACCAGCGGCGAAGGCCTGCTCGCCCAGGGCACCGAGGACGACTACGTCTTCCTGCTGCTGGTGCGCAGCGGGCGAGAGCAGTTGGGCAAGCTGGAGCTGGTGGCCGATGTGATTGACCGCGCGCTCCTGAAGGTCGGCAACGAGATGATCTGGGGCACGTACGTGCAGTTCGTCGATCGGCTCGGCGCCCCGCCGCTGCCGGACTTCGAGTCCCCCGAGCGTGTGCTCATGGGAGCCCAGTACCAGGTACGAGAAGGACGTGAAAATGGCTGACGAAAAGCGGATCGTCCGCACGGCGGGGGTGGCGGGCACGTTCGTGCTCTCCGGCCTTCTGCAGACTGAAGAGGGGCCCGCCGACCTGGTGATCACGCCGGAGGGCACCGAGGTCACGCGCGAGCAGTGGGAAGCCGTCGCCAAGGCGGCCACGGAGAACCACGTCATTGTCCGGCTCGACGAAGACTTCCCGGTGGCCGAGGCCCAGGATCCGAAGACCGCGGAGACTGCTTCGGGCGACGCCGGCGAGAACAAGGAGCAGGTGCAGACCCAGGACACCGGGACCGCGGTCGACGGCACGGAAACGCCGACGAGCTCGAGCACCGGCGGAACGACGCGAAAGGGCCGGTGACCCATGCCCAACCAGGTGCAGCCCGCATACACGCGGCAGAACGTGCTCGTCGGCCAGGCGCGCATGTTCCTCCAGAAGATCGTCACCGGCAGCGTCCCGGCCCTGCCGGCGGAGACCGTGGCCCTCGGCGGCGCGTGGCCGTCCAGCGGCGTCAACATCTGGGTCCCGGTCGGCGCCACGTCGGAAGGCCTTAACTTCCGGTTCCAGCGGTCCACACAGGACGTCAACGTCGAGGAGCAGCTCACTCCGGTGGCGGTCAACACCACTGGTCTGGACATCTCCATGGAGACGATCCTCTCCGAGGACACGCTGGAGACCATGGTCACCGCGTACGGCGGCGGCTCGATCGTCACCACCGCAGCGGCCAGCGGCCAGATCGGCAAGAAGACGCTGACCATCGGCAGCGACCTCGATTCCTACGCGTTCGGTTTCGAGACCCAGAACCAGTTCGGGTTCTTCCGCCGCGTGCTGGTGCCGGCCGTCGTTTCCGTCGGCCAGGCCGAAACGCTCTACCGTCGGGCGCAGGACGCTCGCCGGTACGCGATCAGTCTGCGCGTGCTCTGCGCGCCGGAGGAGATCATCGTCATCGACAAGACGGCCGTCGCGCTGCCGTGATGAACGCAGCCCGCAGCCGTGGCCCGACACCGCGGCTGCGGGTTTGCTGTACCGCATACTGAAGATCGCTACCGACGACATCAGGAGCAGCTCATGGGATTCAACGCCGCCAGCGTGGTCGAGGTCCTCGACTGGGATTTCACAAAGTGCCCCGGCGCGACCGAGGACGACAAAGGCATCACGCCGAGCCCCTCCCCCGAGACCATCGACCTGTTCAAGGCCCGGTACTGGGGCCTGATGGAAGAGCTGAACAAGGCCGCGGTCAACACCGACCGGCGAGACGGCGAAAGCCCCGTCGAGGCCGCCAACCGGATCCTCGAAGACGCGAAGCGACCGCTGGACGACCGCATCGCCGAGCTGCACGAACGCACCAAGGAACCGGACAAGAACGCCCAGCTCATCAACGACGAGGTCATTCGGATCCTTGCCGACGTCTGCGGCGGCAGTCCCACTGAGGCGCAGATCCGCCTGCTTCCGGGCCGGGAGCTGCAGGCCTTCGCCGCCTACATGAACGAGCAGCTCACCGCCCCAAAATTCAACTTCGCCGCCAAGCCTTAGAGCGGCTCTACGGGCCGAAGCGCGAACGGCGCGTGCTGTACATGGTCCGCAGGCACTGCAAGCTCAGCGTGGACGAGTTCCGTGAACTGCGGTGGGAAGAGCAGGAGCTCATCCGAGAGGGGCTGTTCGAGGAGTTCGACCCGGGACGCTGGAAGGAGGAGCTGACCCGGCTGGGCGTAGGGGAGCAGATCGCGGCACCCGACGAAGTGGACTACCGCGAGGACAACAGCCTCGAGGCCCTGGCAGAAATCCTGCCGGGGGTGGGGCTCACGGTGAGGACGGTGTAGCTCGGCATGGCGACGTTCAACGCGGGCGACATCGAGGCCAGGGCAACGCTCGACCGGACGCCATTCCAGCGCGGCCTGGACGCCTGCATCCGCGAGGGCAAGTCGTTCGACGGCCGCGTCTTCACCGCCGTTGCCGACCTCGACCACCGCCAGATCGACCGCAAGCTCAACATCGCCCAGGCCAAGCTCGACCAGTTCGCGCGCAAGAAGTACACCGCCAAGCTCGACGCCGACCGCTCCGGCGTCACCCGTGCCGTCGACGCAGCCGCGCGGGACCTCGACCGCGTAGGGGGCGGCCGCGGTGTCCGGCTGCGCGCCGACCTCGACAACGGCCCGGTGCTGCAGAAGCTCCAGCAGATCGAACAGGCGGCCAACCGGACCGCCGATTCCATCGGCTCCGGCTTCACCTCGAAGTTCCAGAAGATCAAATTCACCGCGATCTTCGGCGGCATCACCCTCGGCGCGGCTGCGGCCGGCCCGCTGCTCACTGGCCTGGCCGGTGGGCTTACGGCAGCAGCGGTGTCCGCGAGCGGCCTGGGTGACGCGCTCCAGGCCTACTCCCAGGACCAGAAGAACGCCGACAAGGTCGCCGCCCAGGGTGCCTCGACGGCTCGCTCGAACGCCATCGCCTTGCGCAACGCCCAGGAAGCCATCCAGGACGCTCGCCGCCAGGCCGGCCGGGCCGCCGAAGACAGCGCGGAGCGCGTCAGCCAGGCGGCCAAGAACGAGGTCCGCGCGGCGCGGGATGTGGTCGATGCCCAGAAGGCGATCGCGGAGGCGCGCAAGGAAGCCACCCGCGCGCTCGAGGACGCCCAGGAGAGAGTCCGGGACTTCGCGCTTGACCTCAACGGCGCCATCATCGCCGAGAAGCGCGCCGAGGAGGACCGCAAGAAGGTCTTCGAGGACGGTACCAGCACGGACCTCGACAAGGCCGAAGCGCAGCAGCGACTCGCCGAGGCCATCGAGCGTGTCAACGATTTGTCAGACCAGCACCGGCGCGACCTCGAAGACCTCAACGAGCTGCAGAGCAAGGGCGTCGAGGGCAGTGACCAGGTCGTCAACGCAACCCGCCAGCAGGCCGACGCCGAGCAGCGCCTGCTCGACGCGATGCACGAGTCCGAGCTGGCGCGTCGCGGCGCGCAGCGCAGCCAGGAGGACGCCGCGCGTGCCGTTGCCCGCGCCATCCAGAACCTCAAGGACGTCCAGGACCAGCAGGCTGAAGCCGCCTCGACCGCGGCCGCGAAGAACGACGCCTTCGCCGATGCGCTGAACAAGCTCTCGCCCGCCGGCCAGCGCATGGTCAAGGTCCTGCTCTCCCTGAAGGACAACTACGACCGGCTCACCAGCGAGACACAGGCCTCGCTCTTCCCCGGGCTCATGCGGATGCTCGAAGCCCTGCCCGACGTCGAGCCCGCGGTCACCGGCGGCTTCAAGGCGATCGGCGGGGCGATCTCCGACGTCGGCGATGACGCCGCGGACCTGATCCGGAACCCGCTCTTCCAGGGCCAGCTCGAGCAGAGCCTGGAGAACGCGGCCCCCGTCGTCCGCGGCGTCGGCGACACCGTGCTCGACCTCACCGCGGACCTGGTCAAGTTCGGCTCCACCAGCCAGCCCATCGTCGAGGGCACCGTCGACGCCTTCGGCTCGCTCGAGGACGGCGTCGACCGCTTCTTCACGAACCTGCAGCCGCAGAGCCGCGCCGCCGGCCAGACGCTGTCGAGCTTCGGGCAGATCGTCGAGGACGTGCTCGGCGGGGCGGGCAGGATCACCGGCCAGTTCTTCAGCATGTGGGCCGACGCCCGCAGCCACCTCGAGCCAGTGGTCCGCGAGGTCGTTGACGTCTTCAGCGAGTTCACCGGCGGCGGATTCGAGGCCTTCGGCGACGACCTCAAGATCATTCTCGACGTGGTCAATGCCGCTCTTCACGTCCTCGAGCCCTTTGCCCGTTTCATGGGCGGGGTCGCCGGCGACATCTTGGCCGCGAACTTGGCGATCAAGCTGTTCACTGGCCCGCTGGGCAAGATGATCGAGCTCTTCGGCAAGTTCCGCCCCATCAACATCGCCGCCGCCATTACCGGCGCGCTGCCGGCGTTCATGCGAGCCGGTGTCGAGGTCGACAAGACCACAGGCAAAATCACCAGAAACACTGACGGGCTCAGCAAAAACGAAACCGCGTGGGGCAAAATCGGGTCCAAAGTGGCCGATGCCGGCAAGTACATCCCGATCATCGGCTTGGCGATCGCCGGCGTGTCCGAGTACATCGACCAGACCATCCCTGATCTCGACGACCTGGCCAAGGGTATGCTCGACGGAGGCCAGGCAGCAGTGGATGCTGCCAGCTCCTTCCGCGAAGTCCGCGGTGCCGGCGTCGGGTTCGGTGACGCGCTCCGGGACATCTTCGGCCCGTCGCTGGACGAAACCGCGGCCAAGGCTCGTCAGCTCTACCAGGCCATGACACCGCTGCAGCAAGCGCAGCAGGACAACACCCGAGCCGCCAACGACTACCAGTACGCGCTCAAGCACTTCGGCGATCAGAGCATCGTCACCCGTGAAGCGGCCGAGAAGTACCGCACCACAACGGAAAAAGTCAAGCAGGCCCAGTGGGAGGCCGAGCAGGCAACCAAGAGCCACACCGAGAAGATCCGCGATCAGCAGGATGCGATGCTGGCCACCGCCGGCGGGCAGCTCGGCTACGAGCGCGCCCAGCTGCGCGTCAAGGATGCCGAAGTGGCTCTGGCACAGGCCATCCAGGAGCACGGAGCGAACAGCCGGGAAGCGAAGGACGCTGAGCTGGAGTACGCCCAGTCGCTGATCGACTCGGTCACCGCAGCCGGGTCCCTCGCCGACGCACAGACGCAGCTGCTTTCCCCTACAGAGCAGCAGGCCGCGCACCTTGATGCCGTGAACCGGCAGCTGATTACACTGTCCGCGCAGGCAGGTACCGCACTGCCGGTCGAGGTCCAGAAGATGATCAACGCGTTCACCGATGCGCAGTGGGCCGCCTACGGTGTCACGTACAAGACCGACGAGATGGGTAACCGCATCGCGAATCTGCCTCCCCAGACGCCTGTCGACTTCACCACGAACGCGCCGGCGATCACGGGACAGATTCAGGGAATCGCTGGTGCAATCGAGGGCATCAACCGGTCGTACGAGAAGTGGATCTCCAACTACCTCAACCTGATCCAGACGATGATCCGCAACCCCATCCCGGACAACGGCACCGGGCTGGGCACCCCGGCTGGCTTCGGCTTCCTGGGGCACAGGGCCTATGGCGGCAGTTTCACCATCGGCCAGCCGACCGTCGTCGGCGAGCAGGGCCCCGAGCTCGTCTTCCCGGACCGCGCCGCCTTCGTCGCCACCGCCGCGCAGAGCAAGGCGATCCTCAACGGCGTGGCGCTTGCCAGCAACGGCGCCACTCGCACCGACAACTCGGACGTCGTCGGCGCCCTGTATGCGCTCATGGGCATGTTCGCCGCGGGCCTACGTGCGGAGTTCGACTCGGGCAGTCTCGAGACCGGGCTCATCCGGGCCAACCGGCGGAGGGAGACGCGCTGATGGCGATCAAGAAGTACCGCTATTACTTCGGTCCGTGGGGCGATGTCCAGCTGCTGCCGTCCGTGGTCCGGGACGCGGGGGTCGCCCCCGGCCCGCAGTTCTACGGCGCAAGTAGCCGGAGCCTCACTGGCAGCCCGTCCCTGCTCTTCTACGGCGCCCGGCGGCAGTGGAACCTGACCTGGCCGCAGAACATGACCGAGGACACCGCGCGCCCGATGCTCCGGCTCGAGGCGGCGCACCGGCAGCGCATCCTCCGCCCCTACCTGTTCCTCGACGCCAAGAACACCAACTACCTGCCACCGGACGTCTCCGTGCTCTCCTCGGAGAACAATCCGATCGACCTCTTCACGTGGGGCAACGGCATCACTAGCCGGGTGAACACCGGCGTCTTCCACACCGAGCTCGCCGGCATCACCGATGGCTACCTCACCCATACCGGCGTCGCGACGTCGACCTTCTCGTGCCGGTTCCAGCTTCCGGTCCTCGCCGGCTCGCAGTATCTGTTCTCCGGCTTCTTCGCCGGATCCGGGACCATCAAGCTGGCGTTCAACTTCTTCAACTCCTCCGGCGTCTACATCTCATCCGTCGTCGGGTCGAACATCGTGCTCGCCGGCACGACCACGGGCACCCTGCAGTCGATGAGCATGGCGGCGGTCAGTGTCCCTGCCGGCTCCACGCAGTTCACCGTGGGCTACTTCGAGCAGACCGCGGGATGTGTCTGCAACACCAACGGCTGGATGGTGCAGTATGACGAAGTAGCCCGGCCGGCCAACGGGTTCCTCCCTGGTGCCGGCGGGGCGCAGGTCGTCGTCGAGAAGATCGGATGGACCTACACCACCCACAAGCTCCGCCAATACACGGCCCTGATCAGCGAGGTGTGACGTGCAGTTTGAAACCGACGCCGACCTCGAAGCCGCGATCAACGGACCGAACCTGTCGATCCGTCCGCTCCTGGAGTTCGACTGGGCACGAGACAACACCTGGAATCTGGCTCACGCCAATCAATCGGCGCGAGTATCCAGTGTGAACGTCGACTTCGCCTCGATCCACAGTGATCTGCCCTCGGAGATCAACGCGATCGTGGGTAGCTCTTCGGGGATTATGACCGTGCGCCTCAGTGGCTACAGCACCGAGGCGAACATGGACGTGACGCAGCTGTGGTCCAAGTACTACATCCCCTCGCCGCTCTACACGCGCACCAAGGAGGGCACGCCGATCCGCTACTCCCGGATCGTGTCAACCGCGGCTGGTCCGAAGACCATCCGCCAGTTCACTGGGTGGATCAGCGAATATGTTATCGACGAAGTATCCGGCACAGTGACCCTCACGTGCTCCGATGTGTATGACCTGCAGACTTCCGCCATCTCCCTCCCTGTCTGGGCAATCGGGCCCGATGCGAGCGATTTCAACTCGCCGGGGCCGTCTGGGAAATGCGCTTCGATGGTCCCCATCGACGCAGCCTGGCTGTACAAGCGAGTGCTGCAGCAAGGAGGACGCTCCATCTGGCCAATGCCTCGTTCGGATGCGATGGTCATGTGGCCGTGTGACGGCTCCATGCTGCCCAGCTGGGGGGAGATCGGCTGTGCCATAGCCGTACCGGGGATCCAGTTCCAGAACGCGACGATTGGCGATGATTACCTGCCTTACGGTATCAGTGGTGCGCCCTATGGGCTTTCACCTATCGCGGGAGCGCCGACAAATGATGCGCTGATGGCTAGCTGGTGCCGCTCGATCGGGCCGATCGATGTGCCTGACCGTGGCAGCTTGGACTCGCGCACCATCTACATTGGATTCGGAACATGGGTGCAGTCGTACGGCAACATCCCTTTTGACGGCAACCCTACTTTTTCGCTGTTCCAGCTGGGCCCTGCTGGAGGTGGTGGGGATGGTGGACACCTCATGCTCCTGCTTTATCAAAACGGTAAGTTCAGCCTGGGACTAAGTGAATCGCCGAGTTCCGGATCTCCCAACGCAGGGACCACGCGCTCGTATAGCTGGGTGAGCCTGGGCGCAAACACTATCCCAGAAGGTTGGCACTACCTCGAAGTCTGGATGACATTTACTAATTCTACTATTTCTGTCGGCGCTAGGATCGATGGGACGACAACAGCCCCCACCGCCTCTCCTCTTGACACCAGCGCCTACAAATACTATCAGGGAATCCCTAACGACGAAGAATCGAACCTGGCGTTTCTGCAGGTGTATGACGCCAGTGTCCAGCATTTTCAGATCTACTCTGGTCCCGGTTCCGTAGTCTTTCAGCCTCAGCAGAAACATCCTCCATATGTCAATTCTGGAAAGGCTCGCCCTGCTCGCACGTCCTCTTCCACCAACTGGTTAACTCATTTTCCGGACAGGTTCAACAAGTATGCCTGGGACATTCTGAAAGAGGCGGTTGAAGGCGAACTGGGGGCTATCTTTACCCGAGAAGATGGCGCTGTGTGGTGTATGGGTCGAGATGACGTGTACGTCTATGGGTGGCTGGGATCTATGAACGTCACCGTTGGAGCAGTGCTTGACCAGTTCAACGAATCTGGTCTGACCCTGTATTGGTTTGGAGTGAACTCTGATCTGGCCATTAGCAAGGTGACTGATCTATCCAGGACCAAAATTTCGGGACTGCAGTACAATCCCTCTGCCGACACGTTTCGAAATGCGATTGCCTACCACGTAGATCAGACAAAGATGATCAATGCCATCGTCTGGTCAAGCAATGATCCCAAGCAATTTTACGCCGCCTCTGGTAGCACTAATCTCAATAAGGTGGTTGGTCTGCCCAGCGGGACGGTGTCGCTCTACAATACTGCATTCGATACGGGCATCACGCCCAACTCCAACAAGCCGCCTTTGGATCAGACGTCCATCTCCGCGATCCAGGCGAACTTTCCCACTTTCGCAGCCTCGGCTGGCTGGCTGGCGACGGTTTTCTGGATGCCTGGCCAGCGTAGCTTCAACTTTGGTTACGGCGCAGGCATACTTTCCCCCGGCCCGGTCTACATTGGAGCCGCGTCCGGCGGTGATCAAGCCAACTTCCAGATCGGTGGCTGGAAGTACGACAGCAGTGACCCGTACGACGAAATCTGGTATCGGTCTGTGGGACCTGACAGTGTCGCGGCACGCGGCTTTGTGCTGCTCGACCTCGGATCCAACGACTGGCGGCAGCACCCTGGCCGGCTGCGCAAGATCTTCGATGGCCTCCTGCGCGACACCGTCGCCGCTGTGCCCGTCATGCGGAACCTGTCCGTCCCGACCGACCCTCGGCGGCAGCTCCTTGATGTGGTCAAGCTGCCACCATCCAAGATCGTCAGCGGCGACGTGTATGCGCAGGTGGTCGGTAAACGGATATCGGACACTCAGGACAGTGCGCAGGATTACATCGACGTCCGCGTGATCTTCGGTCCGGTTCAGCAAGCATACTGGGACACGGCCGTGTGGGACCAGTCTTCGTGGACCCTGTGAAAGAGAGCTGACGATGACTTACACCTCGCTGGCAACACCGGTCCCGAACACGCCCATCCTCGTGAGCACCTTCGGGAGCCTGGTCAAGCAGGACCTGGACGATCTCGACGGCCGCGTTAACACGATCAACGCCACCCTCGGCTCGTGGTCCGGTGGCACGGTGGCCTCGCGCATCAACACGCTGGAGAGCGGCCGGTCGGCGAAGTTCTCGCAGACCTCGGGTGCGCAGACACTCAGCGGATCCAACGTCAAGCTGCAGTTCAACACCTCCTCCAATCCGAACACCGCGATCGTCACCGCCGGCGGCACGAACCAGGACACCTTCACCGCGGTCCAGCCCGGCTGGTACAGCGTGATGGCCAGCGCCCGTTGCGCGGCGGTAGGAGCTGCGCTCGAGCTGGCCATCTACACCCCAGGCAACGTCGCGTTCGACATCGCCAACGTGAAGGGCACCAACGGCTCGCCGTCACGGTCTTGCACCGTAACCGCGCGCCTGTTCCTCAGCGTCGGCAACACCTTCGCCGTCAACTGCTTCAACAACGGTACAAGCGGCGCCGTGGACACGGCGTGGGGCACAGCGACCAACATCTCGATCAAGTACGACGGGTTCTGATCCCGATGACGATCACGCCGAAAGTGTCACACCTGGCCAGTAGAATCAGGGCTGACCTGCACACGAGCATGATCGGTAGACGCACATGAACCAGGGAAACTGGATCGCCCTCCTGGGCATCGTGGTCGCACTCCTGGGAATTTGCGTCCCGGTGCTGGTCACCCTCATCCTGAGGGGGAAGGATGCCCACAAGGCTGAGCTGGCACAGCGTGACGCCGTGATCACGAAGCAGGACGAGATCATCGAGCGGCAGCGTGACTCCATCGTCGACTACAAGATCGCGCTGGGGCAGCTCACCGGGACCACGGAGAGCGTGAACCGGCTCTTGAGGTCGCTACCTATTCCCCAGCCCCAGGACGGGACCGGATCATGATCAAGCTCATCGAGTGGCTGCTGGGCACTTCGTCTGGCCCTTGCGTCCAGGACAAGCTCGCAAAGCTGGACGTCCAGCGGGCCGAAGCCGAAGAGCTCCGGGACGAGGCGCGGAGGTACCGCACCCGGGCCGAGCGGGCCGGCCGGGAGCAGAAGCGGCGCTTGATCGAGAATCACTTCGGCGAGGGCATGATCGAGGCCCTGCACCAGAGAGGCTGGACCCAGCAATGAACATCTCCGGGACGATCGCTCTGGTGGTGGGATGGATCGGCAGCGCCGCCTTCCTCTTCCCGTACACGCGGCTGGTTCCTCAATGGTGGAAAGAAACGCACCGGGTTCACGTAGTTGCGTTTTCCGGCGACGTGTTCCTGTTCTTCACCCTCTACCTGCTCCGACCGATCATCGATCCCGGTGTCTTCCAGTACATTCGACTGGTGCTGCTCTGGATTCTCGCCCTGCTCGCCGCATGGCGCGCTTTCATCTTCCTGGTCGGCTGGGCGAGGGACCGTCGCAAGCGCCGCCCGTCCGCTGCAGCCGAAACCGCTGAAGGAGGTAACTGAATGCCCACCAGTCAGAACGGTTATCCGGCCAACGATCCGACGTTGGTGTCCAGCCGGCTCGTGCCGGGGACCACACGCAGGCTGACCGTGCGCAAGGGCCCAGCTGGTGACTTGCTGCTCTGGGTCGCCAGTCAGTTCGACAAGTTCGTCGAGGACATCGAGCAAGGCATCCTCGATGACTGGGGCTACGCGGAACGCCCCATTCGCGGCAGCACCACGGTGCTGTCGAATCACAGCTCGGGAACGGCGATCGATCTCAACGCCACCGCGCACCCCCTCGGCACGGACCCGCGCGCGAACTACAGCGACGAGGAGATCGCGCACATCCACCAAATCGTCGCACGCACCGAGGGTTGTGTCCGCTGGGGCGGAGATTACACAGGTCGCAAAGATGGCATGCATTTCGAGATTGCCGATGGCGTCTCGGAGGCCCGCTGCGCTGCCGTACTCAAAAAACTCACCGAATCACGGCCCGCAAGAATCGAGGAAGATATGGCAATTGTCGGAAAAGCATTCAGCCCGACGCCGGAGCGCTCCCAGGAGTACGTCGCCGTACCCTGCAACGGGCTCCGCCAGCTCTTCATCGCCGTGGGCGCGAGCGACACCGTCGACGGCATCGCATACTTCGTCGGCGACACTCCACCGCAGGGCGGGCGTTTCGTCGGCAAGAACTTCCCGTTCCACGTCGATCCCAACCGACCCGGGCCGATCGGCGTCCCCGACGACTGCCGCGTGGTCATTCTCGGCATCACCAAGGCCACCCACGACTTCACCGTGTGGTGCGCGTAGCCCTTGGTGGCTTGAAAGGAGCATGCCATGACCCCGAAGACGGGTTCCCTCAAGACCTGGGCCTCGGCCCTGTTCACTGTGCTGGCCGCGGTCGTGCCGATGGTCACTGTCGGCCCGCTCACCCCGACCGGGTGGACGAACGTCGGGCTGATGATCCTCGGCACGCTGACCGTGGCCGTCGTGCCGAACCTCGTCGGTTCGGTGGCGAAGTACGCGAAGGCCTTCATCGCCGGCGGCACGACGATCGGCACCTTGCTGGTGAGCTTCTTCGCCGACGGCTCCTACGCGCTGTCGGTCCCGGAGATCATGCAGGTCGTCTCAGCCGCCCTGGCGATCGTCGGCGTGTACCGCGTGGACGGCCCGCTCTGGTCCGGCACGCTCATCCAGGGCACGACGCTGCGCAGCACCGTCACGCGCACCGACGAGCCGTAGAATCCTGATCACCAGAAGCGAGCCCGGGAGGGACCGACACCGATGATGCGCATCTCGCAGGGCGCCGACTGGGCTCGCTTCTGGCCACTGGTCAACCCTGACGGCACGGCCATCGCAGACTGGACCGGCTGGGCCGCGTTTGCCCAGGTCCGCGAAACCATCGACGCGGCCCAGCCGGTCTGGAGCTGGCAGACCACCCCGGACAACGACCTCTTTCCCGGCCTCGCGGCCTTCGGCGACGGCGGCCTGACGCTCTCGCACGCCGCCGCCGACACCCTCAGCTGGACCTGGCGCCTGGGCGTCTGGGACCTGCGCGTCACGAACCCCGCCGGCAAGGTCGCGCTCGCCGACCGCGGCCGCGTCATGGTGATCCCCGTGGTCACCCGAACCTGAAGGAGCTGACCATGGCCGCACGAGGACCCTGCCCCGGCTGCGGGATGGACGACAACCACCCGCGGCACCAGATCGTCGACAGCGAAGGCCACGTCCGCGCGTGGCACCGGGACTGCCACCGGCCGAAAGGCTGCGAGGTCTGCGCCACCGAGCTCGCGGTTGTCGAGGAGGCGGGATACGACCCCGGCACCATCGGCGACGAGCTGCGCACGGCGCTGATCGAGAACGCCGACGAGATTGCGGCCGCCGTCGGCGCGCTCACCCAGGAGCAGCTCGAGACCGCGCACGGGACGGTGAGCTGACATGGTCGCCAGCGGGTTCAAGACCACGATCGCCGCCGGGCTGCTCAACCTCGTGTTCCGCGGCACCGCGTTCACCACGCCCACAACCCCGATCAAGGTTGAGCTCACCACGACCACCCCGAGCGCCTCGGCGAACGGCACGGCGGTGAGCGGCGGCAGCTACGCCGACCAGACCCTGACGATCGCCAGCAACACCGCGACGAACTCGATCTCGAACAGCAGCTCGGTCGCCTTCACCGGGATGCCGGCTGCCACGGTCGTCGGTGCGAACGTCAAGGACTCGGCCGGCTCGCCGGTCTACCTCGCATTCGGCAACTTCGCCAGCTCCATCACCACCCTGGCGGGGGACACCATCAGCTTCGCCGCCGGGGCGATCGCCGCCAGCATCACGAACGCGACGTAGCCGGGAGGTCGCCGTGGCTGCACGCTCGGACGCGGCGACCGACCGCGTCACCTGCGCCAGCGCTCCGTCGATGGCCACGATCACCTTCTGCGGGTGGTTCCAGATCAACGCGGCCTCGGCGAGCAGCTTCAACCCCATCGCCCGGTTCCACGTCCTCTCCGGCGACGCCTCCAGCTGGATCGTCGGCTTCAAGGGCGCAAACGGCCGCACGCCGAGCGTCTACAGCCCCGGCAACACCAGCGGAATCAGCGCGCCTGAGCAGTCCCTCAACACCTACGTGTTCATCGCGGCGACGCTCTCGGGCACCTCAGCCCAGCTGTTGTACGGCACTACCCCGGGCAGCCTGACCAAGGTCACCGGCACCGTCGCCGCGTCCGGCACGCCGGACCGGATCACCATCTTCGGCCGGTCCGCCGCCGACGGGTCCGAATGGCTGAACGGCACCGCGGCCTACGTCCGTATCTGGACCGCAGTGCTGTCCGACAGCGAGATCGCGTCCGAGAGCCAGAGCGCCACCCCGGTCCGGACCTCCGGGCTCTGGTCCCGCTGGGACTTCGCCGCCGCCGCGCTGACCGACGGCTCCGGCAACGGCCGCAACCTCGCCGCCGGCTCGACCGCACTGTCCTCGGCCACTGACCCCTCCCTTGGCCCGATCTCCGGCGCGCTGACCATCGGCACGACGGCGGCCGTCGCCGTCGGCGCCTTCGCCGACCGGGCCGGCTCCCTGTCCATCGCCACGACCGCACAGGTGGCCGCCAGCCCGCTCACCACGCGCACCGGCTCCCTGCCCATCACGACCACGGCCCAGCTCGGGCTGAGCGCGTTCACCGACCGGACCAGGGCGCTGCCGATCGCCGCCACCGCGCAGGTCAGCCTGGGTGCGTTCGCGGACCACGCGGGGGCCCTGAGTGTCGCGGCGACGGCCGCAATGACCCTGGCGCCGGTCCGGACGACGCCCAGCTCGCTGGCGATCACGACCACCGCGGCCGTCGACCTGGCTCCGGTCCGCAGCACCCCGGCGGCACTCGACATCGTCACGGCCGCCGGGCTGGACCTGGTCCCGGTGCGGGCAACGGATGGCGCGTTGGCGATCGCCGTCACATCACAACTTGATCTCGTTCCGCTGGTAGACCGGACAGCTGCCCTCGATGCGACGTCAGTAGCGTCCCTGGTGCTGGCGCCCGTTCAAGAGCGGACCGCGGCGCTGGCGATGGCGGCGGCTGCAGCTCTCGACGTCGTCCCGCTACTCGAGCACGCCGCAGCGCTGCCCATCGGCGCGCTGGCCATGCTGCAGCTGCTCCCTGGCGGCGCACTGCCCGGGGCGTTCGCTGTCGCGGCTACTGCAGCGCTGGACATCGCCGCGGTCCGAACGACGCCGGCCGCTCTCGACGTCGCAACGGCGGCTGCGGTGGTGCTCGGCGGCGTGCCGGAGCGGCTGGGTGCGCTCGTCCTGGTCGCCTTGGCCCGGCTCGACCTGGCGCCGACGCGGGGGCTGGCCGGCGCGCTGGCGATCGTGACGGTGGCGCGCGTGCTCACGACGCCGGACGCCGGTGACGAAGAGGGTTCGCTCCTGCTCGACGTCGGGCCTGCGCGGGATGTCCCGTGGCTGGCCACTGGAGCTCCGGAGCAGGAGCCAGTGCTGCTGGCCGGTCGAGCGCGTCAGGAGACCTGGCTGGTTGTCGGGTCTGACCGACCGCGGTGAGCGGGTACGCTGATCAGGCCTGGTCCGCGGACTGGGCGTGTGATTCGTCTGGTAGCGACTCACAGAAGGCCCCCGCGTCCCTGGGTGGGTGCGGGGGCCTTCGTGTCGGGGCGACCGCGGCGAGCAGAACGAGCGCGCACCCGACCAGCCCGGTGCGCTTGACCGCGGTTCTTCTGTGGCTGTCCGCGCCCCGAGGTCAGTGAGGCATTTCCTCACGACCCTTCGTGGTCAGCACATAGAACCGCCGCGGCTGTGAGCTGTCGGTCCAACCATCCACGATCCAGCCGCGCTCCAAGAACCGGTCCAGCGCGTCGTACATCGCGAAGCTGCGCAACTTCGCCGCCTGGCTCAGCGGGTAACCGAAGTGCTTCTCGTGGGGCCGGGCCAGGAACACCGCAGCGAGCTTGACGTCGACCCGGTCTCGGCGCTGCTGCATCCACGCCTTGATCGCCCCGATCACCGCGGCACCTTGACCCGGTGCTGCTTGGCCCAGGGGATCCACAGGTGCATGACCTCGCGCGGTGGCTCGGTGTGCGCCGGGCACTCGCGCTGCTTCGAGCACGTCGGCAGCACCAGCCCGATCCCCGGCGGCGTGCTGGAGTTCGCCTCGTGCACGGGGAGGCCCACCAACCGGGATCCGGTCAGCGAGTCCGCGCCGAGGACCCGGGCCGGGAGGTACCAGCACAACTGGTCGTCCTTGAAGCCCGCTTTGCGGAGACGGTCCAGCGTGTCGAGCCCGTGCGCGAACCAGCCGGACTCCTCGAGCCGCTCCCGGACGATGCGCTGACGGATCTGGTCGAGCGACTCGAAACCGTCGGCCATCAGCCGGTCACCAGTTCCGACTCGAGCTGCACGTCGCAGTTCGAACACGCCAGCTCCGGGATGGCGACGAGACCGGGCGCGATCTCCTGCAGCTCGAGCGTGTAGCTCAGCCCGCGGGTCTCGCAGTCGTTGTCGGCCATTCCGTGACTCTTCACCCGGAGTTCCCGGGTCACGACCTGGGTCAGCGGACCGAGGTTGCTGGTGGCATGGAGGATGGTGTTCATGCGCTCTCTTTCTGTCTACTCGAAGATGATTTCTTCAGCACAGCGGTCACGTTCCCACACGGTCACGCCGTCGATGTCGACGCACTGGACCTCAGTCTCACCCGCCGAGTCATACGAATCTCCGGCGCCCGGGGAAATGGACTCCTGATCGATTGCCTCGGCAACAGCTGCCTTGATGCCGTCATCCGTGTCGACCTCAATCACCTGGCTCATCATTTTCGTGAGCACCACGGTGTACTTGGCCACTATGCTGGCTCCTTCACGAGGTTCTGCTTCTTGCGGAGGTCGTCGACGACCTTGAGCCGGTACTTGGTCGGCTCGAACGGCCATGCGGACGGCGGCAGCACCAGCGCCTGACCGATCGAGGCCAGGGCACCAGCGTCGGCTTCGTCGTTGGCGTTCTTGCGCGTCGAGGGCTCCCAGTCCGGGAACAGCTTCGAGAAATACATCGCCATGGCGCCCTTGTCCGCGTTGCCGGCGCCAGTGAGGAACATCTTGCCCTGGCCGGGCGTCGCGTGGACGACGGGAACTTCCCAGACGAGCAGCGAGCCGACGATCCGCCACCAGAGCCCGGCTCGGTCGATCAGGCTGCCGGCGAAGGTACCCGAGTTGAACAGGCTCTCGATCACGACTAGGTCTGGCTGCTCGGGACGCTGACCCTCGACGCGGTAGCCCAGGGTGAAGTCGAGGATGTGGTTGCTGATGGTGCTCTGGCGCTCGAACCGGGCTTCCAGCGGGTCGGCCTGCTCGCCCTTACTGACCACGGCCTTGGTCTGCGGCACACCATCCACAATGGACGCGAGGCCCGTGCCGGTGAGGGAAAGGTCGATCCCGACGATCTTCACGAGCGCGGCCCCACGCGGCCCGGCTCGGCCGGCGGAACACCGTGGTTCTCTTCGAGGAAACGCCGGAACGAGGCGCCGTAGTCGTCGAGCGGTTTGCCGCGGGAGTTGACGCCGTCGACGAGCGTGTTGTACGCGGCCATCTGGTCCGCGATGGGCCAGCCGAGCTCCTCCTGGATCCGGAGCATCGACTCCTTGCTCGGCGAACGGTGTCCGCTCAGCCAGTGGAAGAGGGTCCCGCGGTGCACCCCCAACTTGGCTGCGATCTCCTGGAGTTCCATGCAGGCACCTTATCATCTGGACTACGTGTAGCGGTAGAAAACTCTTGTACTGTACGGTGAGTGGCCCAAAGGCTAAACTCCCTGTAACTGAGCCGACAAGAGAGACGAGGGACACATGAGACTCCGACCGATCCGGCCGCCGACACCGTTCGAGAAGGCCGTGCGTCTCGTGCTCGTGCCGGTGATTGCGGCGCTGCTGGCCGCGGGCAGTCTCGTCGCCAGCTGTGAAGATCGCGGCGGGAGCTCCAGCCAGCAGGACTACCGGAAATTTTCGCCGCGCCCGGACGCCCGCACTGAATCGATTCAGCTTTCGCCGTGCCAGCGCTCGGCGGCGGCCTGTTTCGAGTCCGGCGGTCTCGGCACGCTGGTCAACCACCTCGACGGCGTCGGTGTGCACTGGGGCACCGGCCAGTTCTGCTTCGAGTTCCAGGACGGATGTGAGCGACGATGAAGATCCGCGAGCGCCTTGCCCGGTGGCTCTGGCCGACCGAGGTCCGGGGGCCTCTTCCCTGTGGCCTGGACTCCATGCCCGTCGAGCGTCCACGTTCTCGCCAGCGGTTCGTCACTGACCGCGAGCACCCGGGGATTGCCAGCGCGGGTGACTTGGACGGAGAGATTCGATGAGCGACGAGATGCCCAGCTCGCAGGAGTGTAAGGCGGAGGCTGTCCGGCTGATGCGGGAGCTCGACGGCAGGCGCCTGGACGCCCGGGCGGCCCAGATTTCGCTCCTCGGTGCGCAGGTCTGGGCGACGCTGGCCACCGTGCCGGAGCCGCTCGAGCCGATCGAGCACACCGCGGTGCTGGATTCGCTCCAGCCGCAGTTCACGGTGCCGGCTTTCCCGGTGCTGATCTGCCCCCATGGGTACCAGGCCAAGATCGAAGTCGACGAAGGCGCCGGGGACGGCCAGGTGAACTCGCTGACGTACCGCTGGAGCGACTGCGAGATCTGCCCGTGAGCAGGCCCCGGCCCGAGATCCCGCGGACGCTGCTGCCTCGTGCGCCGCTGCCTGCGCAGCTGCGGGACGCTCCGTGCCGCCGGGCCGCGCCAGGGCTGTTCGATCCGCTCCCCTCCCGGCAGTCGCTGCCGAACCGGGCTGCGCGCGACGACCGGGCCCGCGGCATCGTCTACGCGGCCCGGTACTGCAACGGCACCGACAGCCGTCCGGCGTGCACGCACCGGGCGGAGTGCCTGATCTGGGCGCTGGAGTCCCGCGAGCGCGTCGTCGCCGGCGGCGTCGAGGTTACGCTGGCCATGATCAGGCGATACCACGACGCGAAGCGGAAGGAGGCCGCGCGTGCCGCCGAGGAAGCGCAACCACCGCCGGACGAATCCGGAGAGCTGGCAGAACGACGACGAAAAGCCGGCCGATGTCAATCGCCACGGCCGGAAGCCGAAGGGGCAGCCTGAGTACCTGGATCACCCGAAGAACGCCAAAGGCGAGAACATCTGCGGCGCCAGGAAAACGGCCGGAGGCAAAAAGCCTGCAACCATCTGCGAACTCCCCGCGGGCCAGTACACCGATCACCCGGGCTTCGGGAAATGCTCATTCCACGGTGGCAACACACCGACACTGCGCACCAGCGCGGCGCTCTACATGGGAGGGGAGGTCATCCACCGGATGACGAACGCATACGGGCTCGGCGGGCCGGTGGACATCAGCCCCCAGGAGGCTTTGCTGCAAGAGGTCCGGCGTTCGGCGGGATACGTCGGGTTTCTCGCGGACCGCATCAACATGTTCGATCTCAAGCTGGGCGAGGAAGTGCTGCCCGAGGCGAAGCGTGAACTCGTGGAGCTGCTCCAGAGAGAGCGCATGATGCTCACCAAGATCGCCAAGGCCACGGTAGATGCTGGCGTCGCACAGGAGCGCGTCCAGCTTGAGCGCGAGAAGGGCGTGAAGCTCGTCGAGGTGCTGCGCAAGGTGTTCGACGGGCTGAGCCTGAGCATCGAGCAGCAGCGGCTGCTTCCTATCCTCGTCCCGGCTGCGCTGCGGGAGCTGACCGAACCGCAGGTCGCGATGCAGCTGGAGCAGCCGAAGCAGTTGAGCGGCGGGTAGTCGACGTGCTAACGTCGGTCCAAGCCGCCGGACTCCGCCTGATCCCCTCGCCTCGGCGGCTGAGAAGCCCTCTCCGGATCTCCCCAGAATCCTCGGAGAGGGCTTCTCCCTTGTACAGATGTTATCCAAATGCTAACGTTACCGATCTACCAGCGAGAAGGAGATCCGATGGGAGCGATCAGCGTGTACGAGCAGCCCAAGGTCCACCTGAGCATGGCCGGCGTCGAGGAAGCGCTCGACCGGAAGGTCACCGCCCCGGACGACTGCATCTGCGACTACGCGACCGACCTGAAGCACCGGCTCGTGCAGCGAGTGATCAATCCGGAGTGCACCGCCGAGCATGCCGTCGAGATGGAACGGGAGCGCGACGAATGACCACCAGGAGTGCGTACGAGCGCAAGATCATCTCACTCTCGATCCAGGGCAGAGACTTTGACCTCGGCCGGCACCTGAACACCTCGAAGAGCAACTTCTTCGGCTGCCCCTCGTGCACGGGGTCTACCAAGATGGGCCAGCACACGATCGACGTCTTCGAGTTCGGTGTGCGGTTCCAGTGCGGCTGTGTCGTCGGCTTGCCGCCGATGCACGATGGACGCGGCTCCGAGTGCCGTGTCTGCAACCCGCCGGACCGGGCCCCCACTGACTGGGTAGACCTGGACCGGATGCTCAAGGTTGTGGCGTGAGTGCTCTCCGGTTTGACGTCTGGGAGCAGCAGGGCCGCGGTCGCGAGACACAGGGCTGGTCCAATGTGCTCCGGGACGTCTCACTGGAAGAGGCCGAGGCGTACGAGCTGGCCTCCGACAACAAGATCCACGTCGAAATCCATGTGCCGCCGCACTTGCGGCTCACGTCATCCAACGGCTAACGTAGGGGCTATGACCAACGCGATGAAGACCGCACTCGACGCGGCGATGCAGTTCTGTTCCCAGGCAGTCGGCGACTTCACCGACGACAAGATCATCGAGACCGCGAAAAAGTTCTACCGCGAGCTCTTCGTGACTGCCCCCGGCGCCGCCGAGGAGTGGAGCGAGGACTGGTTCAACCGCGTGCACGTGTGGCTGCGGACGCTGTCCGGGGATCAGTTGGGCTCGGTCAGCGGCGCACTGAAGAACGTCACCTCGGAGCGGGAGATGATGGCCCGCGGCGCGATGCAGGACTGGCCGAACGTCGAGGGTCCGCTGCCCCAGGAGCCGTCGACCGAGGGCCGGATGCACATGAACTCAATCCCGCTCACGCAGGTTGCCCGGCACGTCCCCGTGTCTCAATCGTGCGTCGGATCGGGCTCCCAGGTTCCGGTCGAGGAGCTCGAGCGCCAGCTGAACGGGGACACGTCGGCGAGCACGGATCCCCTCGACGTGCTCCCGCAGCTCGGCGTCGACGTCCGGCACGAGGGCCAGGTCCGCGAAGCGTTGACCGGCAAAACGCACGCCGTCCCGCCCGGGGTGTGGACCCGGCTGCCCGGTGTCGCTGGTCAAGTCTTCAACGAGACGGGCAAGACTGTACTGGTGATGATCGGCGACAGCGGCACGGTCCAGTTCGGCGCGCCGATGAAGTGGCGCCCGAACGCCGCCGAGGGTTCCGAGTTCGTGGGTCCGCTCCCGCCGGTTGGCCCAGTATTGGCGCCCGGTCAAGAACTCCGGATCCGCCCCCTCGGCGCGGACCCGTACACGACGGCCACCGTGGTCGCGAAGCTCGAGCACGACAACGCCGAGGGGTTCCGGGCGTTCGTCCCGCAGGGCGCGTTCTCCGAGGCCGTGAAGGACCAGATCGAGGAGAACAGCGCCCGGTACCTGCTCAAGGTGCTGGCGCCGGCCAGGCTCCGAGGCACCATTGTGGAGCAGATCAAAGAGCTCGTCGGCACCGCGCAGAAGCGGCTCGAGATCATCGAGCGGTTCGAGAACGAGCAGGACAAGCGTGAGGGCGAGTTGCGCGAGATCCTCGGCGCGCTCCCGGGCTACGGGGACCACGACACCGGCAACTTCGTATCCGAGGAGACTTCGATCGACGCGGCCAGGCGCGTGATGAAGGAGCTCGGCGTCGCCCGCGCGAGGCTCCGGGACCGGGAGTCGGAATGACCATCGACGACCGAATGGTTTCGCGCATCACCGCGGAGGTCCTCGCTGAGCGGCAGCGTCAGGACGAGAAGTGGGGCCCGCAGGATCACCCCCTCACATTCCCGGGCAGCTACCGGACGCCGGAGTATTGGGCGGCCGAGGCCGAGCAGTGGCGCCAGACCAACGCGCAACGGGTCGAGGTCCGGACCGTGCAGGGCTTCGGCCCGAGCGAGAACTGCGCCTGGGACGGGATCCACGCCGAAGAGTTCTGCGAGGCCTTCGGAGCCGAACTCCCCGGTCTGCAGTACGCGGAGTTCGTCCAGGCGGCCGCGGTGAACCGGAAGATCCTCGAGCTGCTCAACGAGCGGGCGCTCGAGCACACCGGTCACATGGCCGGCTGCCCGGCGCTCGACGTCCATTGGACGCTGACCGCTCCGGAAGCGTGTGACTGCGACGGCTCCCGGATCACGCCGGCGAACGTTGGCGAGGTACAGCGGATGCTGGCGAAGGAGGACGCGTGAGCGACGAGCACTGGGACCACTGGACCCCCGAAGACGACGCGGAGTTCGCCCAGGCCGAGCTGGACGATGCCGCGGCGAGCCAGGCGGCCGAGGACCAGTTCCCGGCTGGCTGGACCGAGGTCGGCGCCACGGACGAGTCAGTCGCCGAGTTCGTCGCGGACCAGCTGCGCACTGGCCCAGGGCTCAAGAGCCTCATGGCCACGTTCCTCGGTCTCCAGGCCGCCACGGTGCCCGACCCGTCAGCTCCCGAGCGAAGCCCGATCTTCGAGGCCATCGACCGCGCCTCGTCGGACCGGACGGTCACCATCGACATCACCCCGGACACTGGCAAGTTCGACCAGATGCTCGAGCTGATGAAGACGGCCGCCGGCGCGATGGAGCAGTTCACCCGAGCGGCCCGTAGCGTCGCGCTGATGGGCACCGGGTACCGGCGGCACGCCAGCCCGGGAAAGCAGCGCAGCGGCGAAACGCGGGCCGAGCACGCGCGTCGGCGGCGGCTCTACTCGGCGCGGCTCCAGCGGGACCGGCGTCGCCGGCGCGCAGGCCGAGCACCGATCCTCCGCTCGAGCGCGTTCCAGGCGCTCATCCCGCGAGCCCAGGTCGATGTCCGACGGGCGGGACCGGAGCTCGCGGGCATGGAGGTCATGCTCAGCGTCATGGTGCCCGACGACCAGGTCTTCATCGTCGACAACTCAGTGCTCCAGCACCAGCCGTTCGTCGAACCACACGAGCTCCGGTTCTCTCGTGACCAAGCAGCGTGGAGACGGGAGCTGCTTTACGGGATGCACGACGCGAGCCTCACCGGCCGCACGCACCGGGCGACGAACTTCCTGATCCAGGCCGACAACGCGATGCGCCAGAACCTCGGGCTGCCCGTGATCGAGTCCGCGGAGCGCGGGACCGGCGAGCGGAGGGGGTACCGGCCGTCCCGGGTCTGGGTCGACGACGTCGAGGTGGACGTCGACACGTGGATGAACGAGGGAGGCGCGGACCGTGGCTGAGTGGAACACGACCCGCCAGCGCCTCATGCTCGAGGGTCTCCTGCGCGTCGGCCGCCGCACTCCGCAAACGCTGTACGCGTCGTTCTCCGACGACCTAGACGACCGGACCACGAACTACCCGGTCGGCTTCATCGCCGAAGAGGACCTGTCCCGGTTCATCGCCGAGGCCGTGCAGGAGAAGCTCGCGCGTGCCCGTCGGCAGTCCGCGGACCCCGAGGCGTGGCTCGCTGACCAGCTGGCCCAGGTGGAAACGGAGTCGTACGACTCTGATACCTCGTTCCTGCGCTGGGCCCCGGGTGAACTGGCTTTCGAGGCCGTGCAGAAGCTCGCGCAGGAGTACGGCGAGATGTGCGCGGCTCGGGCGGTGGAGAAGTTGCCGATCGGCCCGTGCGAATGCGGATCGACGGACATCCGAGACGATGTGGCGATCTGCGCATCCTGTGGTCGCTGGCAATGACCGCGCGGCCTGCTCCCGATCTCCCGCGGTGCCAGTGGTGCGGGAGCATGTTCCTGACCGAGCAAGCGCGTGACTGGCACGAGCCGAAGTGCAACGATAACCCGGACAAGCCACCGTCCACAGAGGAGGACCATGTCGCTCGCCGAGTACTACGGGCGCCCGGTCGTGGTGGATGCCTTCTGCTGCCAGGGAGGCGCGTCCTCCGGGTTGGTGCAGGCGGGGTTCCGGGTGATCGGCATCGAGAAGGAGGAGCGTCACGTCAAGCGGTATCCGTTCGAGTATGTCCAGGGGGACGTGATCGAGGTGCTGCCCGACGTGATCAGGAAGTTCCGGCCGGTGGCCGTCGGTGGCTCACCGCCGTGCCAGCTCGATAGCGTGACCCAGGTGCTGCAGGGCAACGACCATCCGGATCTCATCGAGCCGTTCCGGCGGCTGGTGCTGGCGAGCGGCCTGCCGTTCTGGATCGAGAACGTTGGTGGCGCAGTGGCCAAGGGCAAGCTGCGACCGGACCTGATGCTCTGCGGGCTGATGTTCGGGCTCAAGACCGACCGGCACCGCTACTTCGAGCTGGGCTTCCCGGCCACCGCACCGCCGCACCCGGTACCGAACGGGCGGGAAGACCACTACGGGATGCCGAAAACGAAGATGGGGCGGCCGTTCCGGGACGGTGAGCTCCGGCAGTACGTTGGCAACTTCCACGGCCCGGACCTGGCACGCGAAGATCTGGGTGTGCCGTGGATGTCCCGGGAAGCAGTGTCGGAGTGTATCCCGCCGGCATACGGAAAGCACATCGGGGAGCAGCTCGCTCTTCACTTAGGATTGAGAGAGGCAGCATGACCAGGCACGTGAGCATGGAGGAGCACGATCTCGCGTCGTACCTCCGGGACATCGCCGCGATCGACGCGCAGCCGGAGGACAGCCGCGACTACGAGCAGCGGTACTGGCTCGTGATCCACTCCATGAGCCACGCGATCGCCGCGGGATTCGAGGCCGGCATCCGGATCGACCCGCAGGAGCCGGAGTGGCCAGTGGTCTATATCGAGCTCCCGACCGGTCAGGTGTCGTGGCACATGCCGCAGCACAAGAAGGCGTGGGACGGTCACGAGACCGACGAGAAGTATCTGCGCATCCGCCGCTACTGTGACGAGATCCTGTGATCTCCGTGTCGCTGCCGCACCGGCTGCTCGTCACCGGCTCGCGGCACTACGAGGACCGGGACAAGGTCCAGAAGGCGCTCTGGCCGTGGACCGTCGTCTCGTCGGCCTTGCTGATGCCACTGACGCTCGTGCACGGTGCGTGCCCGTTCGGGGGTCTGGATCTGATTGCCGCGGAGACCTGGGACAGCTGGGGCCTGCCCGTCTACGCGGTACCGGCGGAGCACGACACCGGCAGCGGCAAGTTCCTGGGTCCGGAGCGGAACACGAAGATGGTCCAGCTCGGCGGGTACGCGGCGTGTCTGGGATTCCCGCTCCGGGGCAGCCGCGGGACGTACGACTGCATGAACAAGGCCGCGGCTGCGGGCATCGTGACGATGGAGGTCAAGTGAGCAAACAGGAAATCACCTGCCCTCGTTGCACGGGCAGCGGGTCATTGCGCGAGACCCATGATCTGTGCATGGGCAATGGTTGCAACGACTGCGGGCACACGGGCCAGGTCTGGAAGACGTGCGATATGTGCCATGGACGAGGGAAGCTGTGACCGTCCCGAACCACGACTGGGCCAAGGCCGTCGCCGAGCCGACCACCGAGACCATCGACCGTGCGCTTCAGCAGGATGTCCGCATCAAGCTGGCTCCCGGCAAGAAGTACAAGTTCGACGGTAAGGGCTTCGTCGAGAAACTCACGCCCCAGCAGACCGCAGCGATCCACATCCTGATCCGGCAGGCGATCGCCGCGGAGCTGGAGAAGCTCATGCACAGCTACAACAGCCGGCCGGGCGGGATGATCGCTGCGTCCAATGTGGCCTATCACATTGCCGAGGTGGTCGAGAGAATCCGTTCCTGGGAACCCAGCTGGAACGTGGTCACGCAGTATCCCGATGGTTCTCCGGAAGAAGAGCACCCGTTCGAGTATCTCGAAGATGCACTGAACGATGCGGCCTGGGGGCCGATCAACGGCATGACGAAGAAGATGAGGATGCGATGAACAGGACTTTCACGACCACTGAGCTGGACACGCTGACCGAGTTGTTCGGGGACTGGACTTGGGGTCCTCACTCCATCGAGCCGGATGGGCGCATCACGGTGCTGATCGACGAGGCGGACCGTGGAGCTGCTCGGTGGCTCGTGCGTGAGGACGGCGGATGGGCATGGTCGGACTCACACGGAAACGTGGCCGGATCGGACCCCTGGGACGCGATCCAGCGATGGATGAGCCGCGACCCGGGCCGGAAGCTGCGGATCCCGGACCGGCAGGAACTCGTCGAAGGTGGCTGGACGATCGAGGACAACGATGCGCACGAGACTCCTGTCGAGGACGAGGCCGGCCGTCACATCGATCAAGGCTTCTGGCATCTGAACCGGCCCACCGTTGACGGTCTCGTTGCGTCACGGGCCATGGCCCACTTCCTCGGTGCGATCGCGATCTCGCTGCACGAACTCGTCACGCTGCACAAGAAGTACGACATCGACAACCTGCAAGTGGTCGTCGACAGTGGGCCGGTTCAGGAGCAAGAGAAGCGAGCCGCGGCCGGTAATCCCGAGCAACCGATCCGGGAACCCGAGGACGGACCGGGCTCAGGATTCGGGCCCGTCACCGGCGAAGACTTCCCCTTCGCGAGATGACCGTGTCTATTTGCCCGGGATCCGCCCACCGTTCACTGGCTACTGTGTCCTTTTTGGACAAATCCGCCCACCGTTCATTGGGCGCGCGTGACGTGGCACCTTCACCGTGGCCGCGCGAGCTGGGCATCCAGGAGACGCAGGCTACCGAGATGCTGGCGCTGATGCCCGAGTGGAGTGCTGTCGCTCGCAGGTGGTGGGATCCTCGTCCGCGGATCACGATCACTGTGCGCGCGAGGCTGATGGGCGGCGTGCGCGTGTATCGGTTCTGGACCCCGCCCGCGGCGCGGCGGCGAGTGGAGCGGTTCCTTGCCGCGCATCGGCGGATCTACCGGCTCTATGCCCAACCGTCCTCCGTGGCCGACGCCACGCCGCCGCTCGCCACCCGGAGTGGAGGCTTGTAGACTTACCGCCGATCATCCTCTGATCGCGCGTTGCGGATGGCTGCGAACCGTCCTCTCGGGCCCCATGGCCCGCTCTCGGCACCCGGCCCCGCCGGCGCCCGGAGTGGAGCCATGGGGCCTTTCCCATGCTCAAGATCATCTCAGCCACTATCCACTGTGGACCTGACATGAAACTTTGTTCTTGGCATAGGGGTTGACAGAGTCACTGGACCGGGTGTACTTGCGTGCACCCGGTTCTTTCATGCTCCGGGGTTACCAGCGCGATCACAAGGATGAGACCGTTCCGTTACCCAACAACGTGGTCCAAGTGCTAACGTGATCCGCACAAGCCCAGAGAGCAGAGGGAGAACGTAGTGACCTGGTTGGCAGTGGAAATCGACGGCGAAACGGCCGGCGTCGGGCGTGAGGGCCGGCTCGGCGAACAGGTCTTGACCACGGACAGGTTCGCCGAAGACCTCGAAACGGTCAAGGTGATCCACGCGACGGCCGGAGACTTCTCGTGCAAGCACTGCGGTGAGCGCTGGAACGACGAAACCGACGACATCGAAGAGGGATCGCGCGAGTTGTGCGAGGACAACGTGTGCGAGGACCCCAAGTGCGAGTGCACCGAACACACGCACGAACTCGAATCGGCACCCATGTCGTGGTTCGAAGAGGCGGCTGTGCGCATCGACCACGAGCAGGAAGAGGTGTCCGTGTCGATCAAGGTCAACGGCAAACGGTTCGTGATATCGGCATGGTACGCGGAGAACATCGACGGCGGGTCCCTCATGGTCCGGGTGCCCGGGACCAGCGGTACGCGACCCGTCGACCCGGACGACCCGCACAACGTCGCGCGGATCGTCGCGGACTGACACCGGCCCTTGGCACCACGGGTGCGGCCGAGTATCCGGCTCGGCCGTTACCGCGGATTCACGGACCACAGTGGACATACGAAAGGACAAACCGTGTCGCTCTCCACCATTTGGGAAAACGCGGACGGCGGACGCGTGGACGTCGCCCTGTACACGGCCGAAGAGGCGCCGGAGATCCTCGGGTGCGAGAAACTTGACAGCACCCACGTTCTCGCTCTGGGTGGGGACTCCGGCGGGTATTTCGGCTTGGAAGGCTCCCCGGAGAACATCCGCAAGGTGCTGGTGCGTGCCCTTGCGACGCTGGACCAGATTGACAAGTAGTTCCCGTTTCCCGTTTTCTCGACAAGGAAGAGGTAGCGCAATGCAGACTTCCGAGTACCGCGTGACCATGGTGCACGACAACGGCACCATCAAGATCGTCGTCACGGCGTCGAACGCATCGGCCGCCGTCGACGCGGTCCTTCGCCTGCAGGGGGCACCCCGCCGCTCGGTCTGGCTGGTGGAGACGCGGCCGCTGCAGTCCGAGCGAATCGACGACGACACGTGGCGCCTGGTCCCTGGGAGTCAATGGGGCCGCGTGGTGCACACCAACCCGTTCGCTCCGGACCCGGCCAACCCCTTCCGCGTGTACTCCTCCGAGGAGCTCGAAACCGTGGCGGGCGGGGGCAAGGGGCAGGACGAGATGCATGAGGAGCTCAGTCGGCGCGAGGACCTCGCCAACGCCGTGGAGCTCTGGGAGCGGCTGTGCGCGGTCCCGTTCGTCCGTGGCGAGACGCAGGGCTACTACACGCACTCGACCGCGTACCTGACCCCCGACGTCAGCGACCGGGCGGGCAACGTGCACCGGATGCCGGACCGTGAGGAACTGGAAGCGCTGGTGCTGTCCGACGGCGAAGAGACGGACTACCCGGTGCACGAAGTGGAGACACGCCCTTTCATCTTGGAGCACGTCAGCACCAATCCGTGGTCCGGTGACGACCGGCTCTACCCCATCACCCTCACGCTGATCTCGTGCGGTGACTATCACGGGTCCGACATCGACGCGGCCAACAACCGCGCGCTGGACGGCGTCCCCGGCGTCGAGGTGCGTGAACCGAACACCGGCGGACAGGGCAGCGTGTTCAACGTGAGCACGACCGTGGTCGGCCAAATGTCCTCGTTCGAGAACGCCACCAACCCGGGCGACACGGACCGGGAACCAGCCACCCGCCGCGCGGACGCGTTGGAGTGGCTGGAAAGCCTTGTCAGGCAGATGGAAGGGCTGCAGGATTACGCACTCCTCAACGAAGAGGAGCACAGCAAGTACCTCGAAGAGCTCGCCGAGGAGGCGTGGGACAACCACCTCGAAAGCGACACGTTCGACGCTTTGCGGGACATCGCGGACAGCTCTCCCACGTTCGTCGGTGATCCGGACGAGTGGATCGAGGGACTTCGGGCCGAGGAAGAGAGCACCCCGCGCGTGCACGATGCCTACTTCGCGTTCGAGGACAACGAGTGGACGGTGTCAAGCCTCAGCGAGGGCGCGACGAACGCACGCCACGGCGAGGCCGTGAAGCACGTCGCGCGGACCGTGTTCGGCTGGAACGTGCCGTGAGTGTCCCTTCGGGTATCGGGCGCGCTGTCGCCCTGTACGCGGACCGGACCGGGTACCCGGCTCTGTTCGACGTCCTGGCTGTGCGTGGCGGGAGCGTGCTCCTGCGCTTCACCGGCCACGCGGGTCCGGACGGTGAGCCGGTACCCGCCGCTCCCCCGCTCCCTGCGCCGGCGTGGGTGTCCGCGCGCCGGTTCCGTGTGACTCTGTCCACAAAGGAGTGACCGTGTTCACCATGCCTCGAGCCTTGTCCTTGTCCGATCGTGTCCGTGCCGGTGTGGTCGCGCTCGACTTCGTGGAACCCCTGTGGTTCGTGCTGGTGGACGAACACCGCCTTGATGTCTCCTCGGACACCCGGTGCCCGCTCGGTCAGCTGTGGGGCCGGTTCTCCCGCGGCCTCAAAGCCCTGGGCATCGCGGAGGAAGACGCGGCCCTGTACGGATTCGACTCCCCGACGGCGCTTGACGAGTCGACGCCGCACCGGAGCATCGCGGTCCAGGCCGAGTACGCGACGTTGTCGCGGTACTGGGGTTACGTCGTCCGAAGACGGATGCTCGGGACCGTTGTCATTGCCACGTAACAAGCTCATGCTATCCACAGGCCACTGTGGCCAGACAGGTGAAGAAAGGACAATCTCATGGCAGCAAACACCCCGCGGATCGTGTCGATGGAATTCGCACACGCGGAAACGACGGGCTACACCGTGCACGCGCAGACCGACAAAGCCGGACCGATGGACATCACGATGACCGTCGAGCAGTACCACAGTATCCGCGCCCAGCTGGCCACTGGCCACCCTGCGAGCATCCCGACCGGAGAGGTATCCGCGGCATGAAGTTCCGCCCCCGCAACACCGTGCACATCGTCACGGCTGCCGTACTGGACTCGGCCGTACTGCCCGTGCCGTACGCCGAACCCGGGACCGTCATGTCCCTGACCCGTGTGATGGCAGAGTGGAACCGGTACCCGCCGGAACCCTGGCGTTTGAGACTCGTGACCGTCTATGGCGCCGCGAACAACGGCTCTCCCGTGACCGTCGACTACTTCCCCGACAACCCGATGAAACAGCCACCCCGGGAGCTGTCCGAGTGGATCGCTTCCACGCACCCGGGGCACGTGAACGAGGAGCAGAGCGCATGAGGGACCCGGAAAACTTGCGGGCCAAGTACACGGCCGTCGACTACACCCCGGACGGGGGAGACGGAACGATCACGATCGTCGGTGATTCGGGCTCCGGCACGGTGATCGAAATCGAAGGGACACAGGCCGAGATCGTCAAGTTCGTTACGGACCTGGCAGCAGCCGTCATGCTGGGAGGAGACTGCGGATGAACACCGACACCACGCGCACCGAAGACAACGAGCCACGTGCCGACGTTTATTTCGTCAAGGTCAACGACACGCAGGCCGGGGTGATCGTCTCGTTCACCGACGCCGGCGAAGAGGACCCGGTCGGGATCTACTTATTCGAACCGGGCGCGGACCCGGTCGAGCTGGATAGCGTCGGGATCGAGGGCGTGGCCACGGAGTTCGAGTACGCCACCGTGACCGCTGGCCAGCGTGTCGACTCCACGGGGCTTCGCCTGTCCTACGGACCGGCGAACCAGCACTGGAAAGAAGTTCCTTATCCGGGCGACGGCATGGTGACCCTCGCGCAGCGGGACGCAGACGTGGCCGCCGCGGTGGAGGAGCACGCCACCCTGGTCGACAACCACGAGAAGCTCACGGCGCAAGCGCGTGCACTGGTCGATGCGGCGGAGAAGTTCCACGCACTCGGCCACTCGGGCGCGTTCCAGTGGTGCGAGGCATCGGTGTGCGAAGCGGCTCGGGCAGTGGATTTGTGACCGATGAGGCTCACTCCGCCCACCGTTCGCGGACTGGTACGTGAGCCGCTGGTCAACGTCAAAAGCAAGAACCGTGACCGTGCCGTGACCCATGGACGTTAGCCGCTTGCTAACGTGGTCCTCGTACAAACCGCTACCGACGGAGGACACCATGACCGACACCTTGATCCGCGAGACGCCGGCACTCCCCGTGCGGCGGGGTTCCCGCGTGCTCTACGCCGTGCGCGAGGGCGCAGGCGTCGGCCACGTCGAGGGCGAGAGCTACTACATGGGCAGCATGTCGTTCGTCTTCCGGTTCGCCGACGGATCGATTGGCTGGTGCCCGAACGGCCTGGCTCGTCTCGTCGCCGTGGACGGTAACACGCACCTGATCGAGGACCAGTTCAACAACGTTGGCCGCCTGTGCAACGTGCGCGGTGACAGCGCGGCCGGGGAGCGTGGCCGCCCGTGGCACGTGCGCGCCGCGGTGAACGGCTACCGGTACCTGGTGGAGCACCTCGACACGCAGGTGGTGCGCGTGGTGAGCCACCGCGACATGACCAACCTGTACTGAATCCGCAGATCAAGGTTTAAGGCCCGGGGCACAGGACTGTCTCCGGGCCTTGAACGGTTTCCCGTGGCATCGTGACTTCCCTGTGACCTCATCACGTGGTCCACATGCTAACGTGGTCTTCAATAAAGTCAGCAGAGCAAGGGAGTTCCCGTGAAGCGCACCGTTACCCGTACGGAGTTTTTCGACCTCATGCGCCGCGAGTGGGGCATGACGGAGCTGAACGCCGTGCGCCTGTTCGACGACATCGAGGGCGCAGAGATCGAGGGCGAGCACCCCGTGACAATCGACGTGCGCGGGGTGCCGACGACGTTCGAGGTCGGCTTGCTCCCGGACGGCGAGACGCCTGTGTGGATCATCACGCAGCCGGGTGACGACGAGCCGGAGCCGCAGCCGGAAACCCCCGACACCCCCGCTCCGCTGGCCCACGCCGAGGTCACCCCTGCGGCAGCTGGGCGCCGCGAGGAACAGGGGAGCACAGACGCATGAGCCCGTGGCGCCGCAAACCAGCTCCGGGCGAGGGTGACGACGAGCAGCGGGCGAACCTCGACGACGCGGCCCAGCGGGCGGGCAAGGAGCGCAAGACCCGCGGGCAGACGCGCCGCCGCACCGCTGCGGAGAAGAGGGCGCGGGAGACGCCGCAGCCGCCCGACACGCCTCGTTCCTGAGGCCCGTTTCTGAACAGCGTTACGCAACCCCGTCACGGATGCCCGTGGCGGGGTTTCTGCGTGCCCAGGAGCAGGCGCCCCGGACGGTCCTGTCAAGGCCCCTGAGGGGCGATGTACGCAGGCCGCTGCCGGAAGCACGCCTCAGGGCGCCCGGCTGCAGAGGGAGCCCCTCAGGGGCGTGCACCGAGGGCCGCAGTCTGTGCCGGGTAGGCGGGCCTTACGGGTGGATACGGGGCCCTGGTGCGGGGGGAGGGGTACCTCAGGGGCGGGTCCCCTGTGGCGGGCCCTCACTCTGGGTGCAGGGGCGCGCAGGATAAAGGACTGCTGGCCTGCTACGCAGAGTCGTGC